GTCGGGCGTGTACAAGAGGCCCTTCTTGGCGCTCACGCGGCCGGGGCGGCGCCCGCCCTTGTGGCGGCTGGGGCGGTAGCCCTGGGCTTTCATACCGAAGGCGTTGCCGATGGCTGCGAGCATGTTGGCGATGAGAAGCGTGGCTTTCATAGTGATTCCTTATCTCTGATTTAGGGTGAAAACAACATGATGTTGTTTGATGGGGCAAGTCAAAGGCCGGCCGCTGCGTCGTCCTCGTCGCTCAGGAAGTCGGCCGTTTCGTCGATCGAGTAGATGACCTCGCGGAACATCTTGCAGAACTCGGTGGCGAACAGCAGCATCTCACTGTCGAACAGGTCTTCAGCGGCCGTATCCGGGTTGGGCTTTTCCTTCAGCACGTCGAGGAACGCGACCGAGCGGATGCACAGGTCTTCGCCCAGGACGAACGACACGCGGTCGGCCCAGGTCATCGCCAGGCGCACGCAAGCACGTTCGTTCCTGATGTGATCAGCGAGAGCGTCGGAGTTGAGAGAGATCGACTTGTACTTCGCGGTCGCGCCGGTAGCGGCCTTGAACTCGGCACCCTGGTCGATGGTGAAGTTGGCCGGGGCCTCGTCGTCGATGAGCCATTGCGTCATGGCCTTGGCCGGGGACAACTTCGTGCGGATGCTGGCAATCGGGAACTCGTGATCGTCGAGCACGCGGGCCAACATGGCGATCATCTCGTCGGCTCGCGATGCCGAACTGCCTTCGACGACGAGGTAGCCGCGTTCCACGTCGATGAAAGCCCGCGTGTCGCGATAGACGAGCGGGGCCTTCGCCAGCAGTTCGTCGTGAACGTCTTCGGTGATTTCCTTGCACTGCTTGCGGCCGGGCCTGTAGCCCTGCGCCTTTTCGACTTCCGCGATGCGTTTGGCCGCAGCCTGCTTTACGGCAGCGCCGGGCACCGACTTGAACTCGACGCGCAGCGCGAACAGGAAGAAGTCTTCGACGCGGTACGCCGGCTGAAATTCGTGCGGGCACGCCGAGACGAAACCCGACCGCCCGTGGCCCTGTTGGGCCTCGGGGTCGATCTGCCGGCGCCCCAGCATTTCGTTCAGGTAGTCCAGCCCGTCGCCATCGCGCAGGAGGTTGGTGAAGTGCGGATCGACCGCGAACACGCGGGCACTGCGGAACGGCTTCATTCGGTTGCTCCTTCGCCCGATTGGGCGTTGCGGCCCATGTAGTCGGGCGACGTGATTTCGATGATGCGGGGCAAGTTCTGCGCCATGTCGGCCGGCGAAGCGATGGGGGCGCAAACAGCCCACGCATGCACTTCGGCCAGGGCCGACTTCAGACGTTCGGCTTCGGCTCCGGCCGCGACGAGACGGTCGTATTCCTGTTGGGTGAGTTGGATCATGTTATCTGTTCCTTTTGAGATATTCGATCGCAGCAGCGAGACGACTTATGCTGTCGTCTGCATGGCCGAGAAGTAGATTGCAGGTAGCGCATAGCAATCCCCGAACGGTGCCAGTAAGGTGGCAATGATCAACATGAAATCCACCTCGACCTTCTGGCTTATCGGCTCTACAGATCGCGCAGCGTCCGTCCTGAGATTTGAACATGTACTCATATTCGTCGATCGTAATGTCGTAGTTACGTTTAAGCCAGTTGCCATACCGACGCCGCCGTTCGCGAGCCTTTCTATCGTCAGACCATTCCGCTTGCCGCTTTGCTCGCGATGCTTTCTTCATCGCACGCAAATCTTCAGGGCTTTTGTTTGATGCGTAGCGTCGTTGTCGTGCTGACCAACAAGGTCGGCAAATATACCTCGGCCGATGGCCTGTCTCGCCACGCATCGACGGCGACCAGTTGTCGGCGCCTAGTACGACTTTGCAATCTTGGCAGACATTCAAATCTTTACGACAACGACGCGACCGAGGGCGGAGGTAGGGATCAGAAGGATTTCCCACCTTCCTTTCTCCGATTTTCTATACGATGATCTTCACGACTGGCGTTGAAGGCTAATTTCTCGACGATGGCGCCGGGAACGTCGAGGCCGATGCCGCCAGCCAGGTCGAAGATGCGGATCACGGCATCGGCCAGTTCGACTTCCAGCATCGAACGGTGCGACAGTTTGTCGTCGCGCAGGTTCTTGCGAAACCCTTCCATGCCCTCGCTGACCTCGCTGACGATCAGCATCAGCTTCTCGGGCACGTTGATCTTGAGGCTGGTCGGGTCGTCGTGCAGACCGAACAGCGGGGACGACAGGTCTTCGCCGGTCTTCAGGTCGTTCCACCAGCCGCTTTGCGCGGCGACCCCGTGGCAGATGTCTTGAAGCAGTTTGCCGGCGTCGATGTACCGTTGCTGGAACATCTCGGCCGAGATGGTGGCGGCGGCGTCGAAGCCGTTCAAGTGGAGAGTGGAAGCATTCACATCCTTTCCTTTTTGCGCCGTGGCGCGTTACGGTTTAACGGTGTCGAAATTGTCGGTGATACTGTTCAGCCGTGTCAAAGACTAAAGTGTAACAATCAGCTTTCGAACTCGGCGGCCGTCGCGGTCAGCCGCTTGCGGATGGCCTCGATTTCCTCGCGGCGCGAGGCCGCACGATTGATCACAGGCCCGCAGCGGGGTCGTCGTCTTCGGCTCGCGCCTTTAGCGAGCGCGTGGTCGAAACCACGTCGTGGATCATGTCCGTCCAGCCGTGCGAGATGGACGGGGTTTGCGGAGCGATCAGCACGAACAGGTCGTTGCGCCACGGGAATTGCAGCAGGACCGGCGATTCGATGCTGCCTTTGTGCAGCACGCGCACGCCACGGCAGTTCTGCATGCCGTCGTCGTAGAGCCTGGCGATGATCGACAGGTACGCGGCGTTCAGGAAGCCGGGGTAGCCTTCGCTCATGCTGTCGATGTCCTCGCGGCTCGGCAGATGGCTGCGCCAGTTCGGGTAGACGGTCACGCCCGGCTCGTCGGTCGCCTCATCGCGCAGCCGAACCTTGCATGCGGTGACGCCCGAGAGGCGCTTGGTCGGGTACTTCGGCCCGATGTCCTGGCGGATCGACAGCTTCTCGGGTGAGCCGACCAGCCAGCGTTCGCTGATGTTGCTGCCGCTCATGTCCAGCGTGTCCGGCCGGGTCAGGCCGCAAATCAGGTACGGACGATCGACGTGGCCTTCGCGGTCCCATTGGACGCACATGCAGCCGCCATCGGTGGACACGATCTGCACGCCTTTGCCGCTGGCGTGAGGCTCGACGTAGATGTTCTTGACGGCGTGGCCGTGCTTCAGGTGTTCGATGTCGAAGACGCCCGTGGCGCCCGCCGTGAAGGCGTGAGCGATGCGGATGAATTCGGATCGGATTTCGATGGCGCTCATACGTCGGCCTCCGTGATGATCAGGCGGGCCGTCTCGTGTCCGCGCACGCGCCACATGGCCTGATCGAAGATCGGGTCATCGGTGCGGTAGGTGTCGCCCTCGATCCAGATGACGCGGCTGGCGTCGATCTTCACACCAGTCACGAGTGCCGGCAGCATGCACACCAGGGCGGCGTTCTTCGGCAGATGGCCTATGTACTTGACCAGGGCGTTCATCGCGCCGTGCTCGCAAGTGCTGAAATACGGAATCAGCTTCACGCGCAGGGCGCCGATGACCTTGTAGTGGGCGAGCGCGGTCTGCACGAAGATCAGGCTGCGCCCGGACTTGATGTGTTCGGTGAAGATGCTCATGACTTTCTCCTAGAGGGTGGTAGCGGCGCCGCGTCCCCCGCAAAGCGCCAGGCGAATTTCAGACGGCTTCGAAAACTTCCTGCCGCCGCCAGTGCGTGATCTTCGTCACGCCGGCCGTCCACTGCCAATGATCGGCCGTGGCCGCGAAGACGGGTTCCTCGAAATCACCGCACAGAACCAGATCGACGAGCGTGCCATCGGGCACCGGCTGCGAACCGTCGTTGACGATCCACTCGTCGGACTGGCGGGGTCTGATGGGCAGGTCCATTGTTGTTCCTTGAAGTGAGTTAGCGGGCTTCCCGCACGACCGTCGCAGCGGCTTCTTCCAGCAGATCGACGTAGGACTGCGTGCTGGTCGTGGCGATGTTGTTGAGCGCGATGATCAACTGTTCGCCCCACTCCGGCCCGAGGAAAGCGTCGATCCGCCGATGCAGCAGTTCGATGCGCTCGTAGAGCGCCAGTTGCTGGGTTATCGGAAGCACCGGGTCCATCATTCGATCCCCAGGTACTCGCGCCAGGGCACCTTCTGGCCGTTGACCTTGAAGCCCCACACGCCGCCGTAGCGGAAGGTGATGAACAAGGTCACGACCGGGCCTTCGGCCTTGCCGATGATCCGGTGGAACTCACCGAAGTTCACTCGGGCACTATCGCCCGCCTCGCGCATCGTCACGATGGTCGAGCGGTTGCCGGGGTGCTCGGGAATGCAGGCGTCGAACTCGGGGTTCTCGCGTTGCTCGACATACCAGCCGCGCAGGATGAGGGTCTGCGCGTTCCACGGATGATCGTGCAGATGCTCGTCGTCATCCTTCAGCATGATCTCGTGGATGCGGATCGACGGCAGCAAGCGCATGAACCAGTTGCGCTCGATCGGCTGGTTGTCCTGGTCCTGGTAGGCGTTGAACAGCCAGGCGCGACGCATGTATTCGCGCTGGCCGTCGCGGCTCATGATGGTGCTGTAGGGCGTGCGGCGGGCGCGAGCGATCAGCGCATCAACCAGGTGGGGGCGCTTCGCGATGAAGCGGGCGATCAGGCGGTAGGCAAGTTGCATTTCCTTTCCTTGGTGGAGGGGTCAGCCCTTGGTGATGGGCCACGGGGCGTATTCGTTCTTCGGCAGTTCATCGGTCACGTCGCGATCTGCCCACTTCAGGAAATCACTGGTGAGCACCTTCGGATAATGCCGTCCATGGGCAACGGCCGGCCCGTCGTACTGGACGTAGTTCGCGCCGATGTAGAGAACGGTGCGATCGTTGACGAGGCCATGCGATTCACGGGGTTTCTTGGCGCGATAGGTGCGACCGACCTTGAGTTCGATGTCGCTCATTCCACACCCCCTTCGCCCAGGTCGCCCGGCTCGTCGTGCACATGAGCGGGCAGCGTCAGCGGCATGCGGGTCATATTCTGGTCGCCACGCACCCAGCGCACCGGGGTTCCGTCCTGCAAGACCTCTAGGTTGTGAAAGCCCGAGATGAAGGCGATGAACTCGCCCACGGCGCCATGCGTGGTCTTTTTCTGGCCGCGAACCTGCCAGCGGTTCTTGCGGGTGAAGAAGTCCACGGTCGGTTTGCCGGATGACCGGAACACGGCCACGTCGCCGTTGTTGACCTCGTGGAACTTCAGGCCGCTCGTGCGCAGGGCTTCCAGGTTGTGGTGCTTGGTGTGCTCACCCTTGGCCGCGTCAGCGCGTTCGGCCCGCTTCCCCTTACGGGGAAAGTAGTCGATGTCGTCGTAATCCATAGATGTCGTGAAAAGTGAGTTGGGGTAGGCGTATTGTCCGCGACACGATTCAACAGTGTCAACGACTAATTTGTAACAGTCTAGCAGTGTCCGTAGAACACGGGGTCGATCATGGCTTCGGCAAGTTGGCGAAACTCAACAGCCAGGTCGATGCTATCGAACAGCCCCAGGTGGCGGTACTTTCCTTTGTACATGATGTAGGTTTGCCACCTTTCGGCAACCTTGCTCCAGAACACACCACGATGCCCTGACGTATTGTTCCGATTTAACTTTCGGTTCCGGCTGTTCTGCGCATTGCTGGCTGGCCGCAGATTTCGCAACCTGTTGTCGCTACGTACCTTGTTCTTGTGGTCGATCTGCCGTTTGGGCCACTCGCCATAGGCGTAGAGCCACGCTAGACGATGGGCTGCGTAGCGTTGCCCGTCGATCTGTATTCGCAGATAACCCTGCGAGCCGGGCGAGCCGGAAAAGAGGCCGGGGCCAACGCCGCTTCTCGGAAGTCGCCACTCAAACAGACCCGTTTCCGGGTGGTAGATGACAAGTTCCCTAAGACGCTCGGCGGTAAGGTCGGATTTCATAAACTAGGGTGGTAAGAGCTTTCGTTGATCCAAGGTGGTTGAGCCGATTTCAAATGGCAAAGTCTTCTACAAAATTTTGAAATTGACCCCGCCTTCGATCCCCGGCTCGATGCTCACGACCGTACCCTGCGCCCGGCGCACGTCATCGTAGGTGATGTTGATCGAAGTCTCGCCCAGCTTGATCAGCAGGGCCGCCAGCGCCAGGGCCAGTTGGGCCTCTGATGCCCGCGTGTACTGGCCGATGAAGATTTCGGTGAGACGGCTGGCGTTGGGGCACGCCGCGTTCTGTTGCTTGGTGTCCATGTCCTTCCTTGGTTGGTCAGGCGGTACGGGTGATCGCGACGACCACGAGGATGTCGAGCGAGCGCGTGGTGATCTCGCCGCCTTCGACGGTGTAGGTGGCGCCGGTCTTGTCACGGGCGCGTTTGACGGCGGCGGCCACGTTGTTGCGCAGGCGTTCCCGCGTCGCCTGGATGACCGCCTTGGTCGCTTCGTCGCCGTCCAGGCGCTCGGTCAGGCTGACGGACTTGCCTTCGGCCAGGTCAGCGATCTGCTGCACGAGCGACGGGGTGGGGGCGACTTCGACTTCGGCGGGAGCGGTCTTCTTCGGGGGCATGATGGAATCCCAACGGTTCGGTTGATCAAGGGTGCTACTGCCGAATAGTAGCGGACAGGTTTCAGCAGTGTCAAAGTAAGGCGTTGGTTTTCTGCATCAGCCGGTCGCCCCGCTGAAGGGATGTCAGCCGGGGAGGGTTCCAAAGGGCAGGTCAGCCGGTGGCCCGGCCGAAGGGTCGTCAGCCGGTCGGCCCTCCGAAGGGCATTAGCCGGGTGACATGCTGAAGGGCATCAGCCGGGTCAGCCGGTGAAGGGCACGAAGGGCACCTGGCGCCAGGCGGCGGGGCACCAGGCCGCCGCAGCAGCCGGCACGCTGGACCGGGGGCGGAAAACGGGGACGGATCGCGAAAACGGGGACGGATCGCGAAAACGGGGCCGGATCGCGAAAACGGGGCCGGATCGCGAAAACGGGGCCGGATCAAAAAATCGCCGCCTGGGCCGCTTTTCGGGGCGGGGCACTACATGGGGCATGGTCGCCGCGTTTCGGCCCGTCCTGGGGCCATCTCGCAAGCCTGGGCACGGTTGCCGCGTGCCGGCCTATTGCATGGGGCCGCCGCTGGCCGCCCTGGCGCTGCGTGGCATTAGGGTTTGTCCCTAATCGGAATTTTTGCGGCGGGGGGTTGACACTGTTAAACCGTGTCGTCAGAATTGCACCTAACGCCCCATTGCGGATAGGCCGCGCCGGGGCAAACAACAGATTGTTGTCAAACCCAATCAATCGGAGTAACGAACATGAGCAAGCCCGTTTACATGCGTTCCCCGTCCGGCGAAGTCTTCACCACGGAACGCCCCGAGTATCACAATGATTGCGAGCAACTGACCCGCACTGAAGGCGAAAAGGCCCGCCGCGAATACTGCGCCGCCGAACTGCGCAAGCTGCTGAAGCCCGGCCAAAAGGTTTTTTGCGTGCTGCGCAAGGTTTCCGGGTCCGGCATGTGTCGCGTGATTTCCCTTTTCATCGTTACCCCCGCCAGCAAGGGCCAACCTGCCGAACTGCGCAATATCGATGCCATGGCCGCCGATGCTATCGGCTACACCCTCAACCCGCACGGGCCGGGAATTAAGGTTAGCGGTTGCGGAATGGATATGGGCTTTTCGCTGGTTTACTCGCTGGGGCATGCCATTTGGCCGAACGGCACGCGCAAGCCGCACGGCCGCCGCAACGGCGAAGATGACTACGCCGGGGGCTATGCTCTGAAACACGAATGGATTTAACGCGCCCCCGCTAACAACAAATCGGAGTGATAACACCATGGCTTACCGCTATCTAAACCTACGCATCGGTGCCCCCGCCCGCCTTGCCGCCTTGCGTGCGGACGCTGCAAAGCTGGCCGCTAACCCGCATCGGAATATGCGCCTTGCGGCTAACCCGACATGGCGCACCGTGCGATATGCCAATTTCAAGAGTACTAACGAAAGCATCTCGCAAGGTTTCAACACGGATGCACGCGGCCGGAAAATCCCTATCTGGTATTGTCACACCGGGCCGGCTTTCGAGCGTGAGACATGGGCGGATGAAATCGAAAATTCCCCTATCGATCATAGCGGCTGGTATGCGGACCCGGACGGGTACGACACCTATCGCGGTTTTGTTGTCGCCTTGCCGCATGGCCGATACCTGGGCGGTTATTACCAGTCGGACAACGGCGAACGAGTGTATTTCGCGAACCTGTTTGACTGCGCACGCGAGGCGGCCCGCTTCGCTGATGGTCAGGCCGAATGGTACGCGGAACAGGAACGCGACTATCAAATGCGCTGGCGGGCGGCCGATGCTTTGCGCGAGAAAATCGAAAGCCAGTTAGCCCGCCTGCGTGAATGCTTGGCGCTGCGTAACAAGCCTTGTTTTCAGCGACTGCGCAGCGAGGCGGCCGATTTGGTAGCAAGCATCCGCGACAACCGCGAAACCCTCAAAACCGACTTTGCCGACATTGAGGTTTGACCATGGCTTACACCCTGACCATTGACGCATGCCGTGACGTTGAACGCTTGGCCGACATCGAACGGGGCGGACCCGTGCGGACGTTCAAATTTCGCACACTGGCGGACGCCAAAGCGGCCCGCAACATCGCGCTGTTTGCCATGGGTGCGGCTATGCAGTCCGGCCCGCGCCGCCTGTTGCCGGGACAGTCTTGGCCCGTCCGCGCCGAAGATACCGTTTTCACCATCGAACGTAAGGGGGCCTAAGCCATGGCAAACACTGAAGCAAAAACCGCTTTTCTACACGGTTGCAGCATCCGCAAAGACGGCCGCCGTGATTCCTTTTGGACGCGGGAAGTTCCCGCCAAAGATGCGCCCTTGCCGCATCATATTGCGGGTCTGAGCTGGACCGCCACGGGTTACGGGGCCGCGATACCGTCACGCCTAATGGTCAAATTTAACGGCCGCTGGCGGCGCGTGTATGTCGCGCAATACGGCAACGCTGGGACCGCCTACATCAAAACCGCCCTCGATGAATCCATTACCGTGCAAGAGGCATAAGCCATGACCCCCGATCAAATCGAAACCGCCGCCCGTCATTTCATCATCGCCGCGATTTGGGCGGATTGCCCCGAAGGCACGCACCCCCGCGCCACGCGCAAGGCGCAGGAATGGGCGCATCGCTTCATTAGCGAGTTTGCCGCCAAGCATGCCGAACTGTGCGCCGCCGCGATGGAATGCGACGACTACGGCACGCACCCGGACGCGGGAAGCCCCGCCGCCGCTTTCGGGCATGACTTGTATTTGACGGCGGCCGGGCACGGCGTGGGCTTCGATGATCGGCGCGAGCTGGGCGAGATCGGCGCCAAGCTGGCCGACGTGCTGCGCACCGATTGGCGCCGCTGGCATATCGAAACGCAGTTCTACCGGGGCTGGCTGTACCTGCATTGAGCGCGATTAAACCGTGTCCGACCTAACAACATTTTGGAGTGATAACACCATGAAAGCCGCTTTCTTTTCCGCCGTAGCTACCGCGCTGCAAGCCATGCGCAATTGCGAAAAATGCCGCGATTCCGACACGGCCGCGCCTTCCGCCATCGCGCACTATGGCGGCATGGTCCGCGAATGGGCGGACTACCTTCACGGCATTGTGCGCAAGCATGCGCCCGGTGGATCAGGGTTCGACCATGGTACTACTCTTGACATGGACCGCAGCACGCCGGACAGACTCGTTTTCGTGACGGCGTTTCATCATATGAATGACGGCGGTTTCTATGACGGATGGACCGATCACACCGTGACTGTCACTCCGTCTTTTATCGGCGGGTATGACATCCGCATCAGCGGCCGGGATAGAAACGGCATCAAAGAGCTTATTGCGGACGCGTTCGCGTCCCTCGCGCAGTGCAATCCCGGAACGCTGGCCGAATGGCGGGCACGCAACGCCAGCAAGGCCGCCTAACATGGCGAGCGATCAACCCGGATTGACGCCAGCACAGCGGCGCGAGATAGCCGCACTACTGGCGCAAGGTTACGCCATTCGCGGGCTGCAAATGTTCCTAGTGGCGCTGGGCGCTGGGCTGGCCGTATTCGACGGGCGAGGTTGGCCGGCGTTCCTGATCGGCCTAGCGCTGGCGGCATGGATGCAAACCCAATTGCCCGCCTTGCCGCCATGGTTGGAAAAGCAACGTCCGCAAGATTAGGGTTTCTCATAAGCGACACTGTTTAACAGTATCGTGCTATGATTCAGTCATGGCGCTGCGCATTGCGGCGCATAACCGGAGATAACAACCATGGATACCGCCCTCATTATCGCCGCCGCCATGCTTGGCTTCGCCGGCCTCGCGCTGGACGTGGCCGACCATATCCGCACCCGCCGCCGCCGTGCCGCGTGTTTCGCGCACCTGGACGCCGTTTTGACCAATCGGGGGCTGTAGGCCCGCCACACCGGAGAATGACGCCATGAACGAAAACAACATGAAACCTTGGGCCTATGTCACGTCCTACGCGGGCACATACCGCATTGCGGTATATCCGAACGGCCAGCGTAAATTGCAAGTCCGGCGCGGCGGAACGTATGTAGAACTCGCGCCGGACATTCCGCGCCACGTGCGCGGCGCATCGGCCGCCGCCGCCTATCTTGGAGTTTAACGCCATGATTGAAGAAATTACGCTCTACAAAACACGCGGTAAGACCTTTGATAGCATCGAAAAGGCCGAAGCCTATCACGCCGACCTGATAGGCGAGTTTTTCGACAAAGCCCCCGTTTTGCTGGCACCGGGCGACCGCCTGAAGCTTAACGCCTACATCGTCGAAAACCGCGCCGCGCTGCGGTCGCTTTTGGACTATTGAAGCCGCGTTGCCGATCGACCCTTTTGAAGAATGACGCCATGAAAATCAAAATTGTCCTGACCGCGCACGGCCGCGATACCGTGCTGACCGCCAGCACCATGACGGCCGCGCAAGCCATCGTTTCAGCATTTGCCGCTGGCATTGGGGAAGCGCCGCGATTCAACCCGCAAACCTTACGCGAGCGCAAAGCGGCAAAGGTCGATTACCTGCAAGCCAATGCGCAATGGTTCGCTGAAATCATGGGGTTTTGACCATGCAAACATTCACTTTCGATTGTGAACTAGTCGCCGCTATCCAAGTGAAAGCGGAAACCGTAGCGGACGCCCGCCGCATCTTGGCTGGCGTGCTGGAATGCGCAGATACGAACTTTGGCGCTTTCCCCGATGGTTCCCCCGTGCTGGGCGAAGTCAGTTTAGCCGAGGGTCCGCTGTGCGAAGTTCTTTCTCATGCTGAAGACCTGGACGCCGCGTGCGATTTTAAAAAGCGATTACATGCAGTGAATGAGCATCGCAATATTAAACCCGAAAACTGGCAAACCCTAGCCGGTATGCTTCAATCTCAATTTGCTGATTCACTGGCGGCTAGCGATATTGCTCAAGTCTATGCGGGCTTCCCTACGGCCGAAGTAGTGGGTCGCATAGTCCGCACAATCCGCTTTACGGTTCACAGAACATATAGCGGAAACCAGCGCACACAATGTAAATCCTTGACACAAACCCTTGTAAATTATGGCCTTGTTCGCGCCGACGACGTGCGCGACCTGTTGCCCGAATAACCTTCACTACCGGGAACCATCATGCACGATAACCGCAATCATCTCGGGGCGAACTGGACGGGGCAATCACCCCGCACGTTCCGCGATGCTTTCCCGCACGGGGCCAGCCTATACACGGGCCGCCCGCCCCGCCGTTTCAACTTCGGCCGCTGGGTGCGCCTTGCCGCCGCCGTTCTGGCTGCATTCGTGGCCGGCTACGTGTTTGCCTTGCTGGGGCTTGGACGATGAAAGCGCCGACACCCGCCCAGCGCCGCCGCGCTCGCATTGATACCCCATGGCAGGCCGGCCGATTCATCACTGAAGCCGGCAACGCCTTGAATGCGAAGCATACGCCCGAATTCAACCACGCGGCCCGCGCTACGGCCGATCTGCTACAGCGGCATATCTGCTATGCCCGCGACCCGGCCCGTGGCCGCAATCCAGGCTTGCCCCCGCTGGACGCCAGCGACCAATAGCCCGCACCGCACTATCTAACCCGCCCGCCGCAAGGCGGGTTTTTTATTGCCCGCCCGGACCTGGACGAACGACTCCCGGCGAAGCCGGACCATAGCGGCCAATTTCCCCGGACGTATGGGCGGACGCCCGATAAACGAATGTAGGCGGGGCGGGCCGGCACGGCTGAACCTGAAAGCCGGATAGCGGCCGGACTGAAGCGGGTACGGGCGATTCCTGAAACTGATTTGACGGCACGTCGATTTGAGGCGGGCCGGCTTTCGCACGTCCCGCCGTGGCCGGGCGCGGGGCGGACTTGGGTGACAGCCCGCATAAAGGCACGGCCGGGGGCGGGGGCTTTAGCCGAGCATGCCGAATAGCGGACACGGCAGAGGCGTGCGCCATGCCGAATAGCGATAGTGCATTGCATGCCGAATAGCGGCCCTACACGGGGCGCAGCGTGGGCATGGTCAACACTACATCAACCGCAATGCGTTCGCATCGCTGCTGGCCTGCTGGCCGGCCTGCTGAACAAGAATCCATGCCGAATAGGTGAACAGGTACTATGCCGGGGGTCGGGAAAGCCGGGAGGGCGCAGAGCCGCGATCCGTGATTTTCTGCCGAGTTTTGCCGGGCGGACTCTTTTATTCGGCATTCGGTTGAGATCGTCCCCGAGGCAAAGCGCGAAAGTGAGTTTTTCCCCCGAGCAACCCCGGTCATGCCGTTATGCCGAACCGAAACCGCAAACCCCTATTCTCTGGCCCTGGGAAAAAATCACAAAAAAGTTTTGCTGTAGTCAAACCCTTGTTTATTCGACATGACTTGGAATGAACTAGGGATAAGGTATAGAAAAGCCATATAAATCAAGGAGATAGGCTCATGCCGAATCCCATGCCAAATAGCATGCCGAAAAGGCCGTCATGCCGAATAAACAGCGCCTCCGCGCTCGATCCCACCCTGGCCGAGGTGGTCGGAGTGCAAACGACAACACGAAACCCCCGTTTCAACTCATTCGGCATGGATTCGGAATGGACCTTTCGGCAGGTTCGGCATGCGGTGAAGCGGGCATAAAAAAAGCCGGAACTCGCGTTCCGGCCTATTCGGCATGAGGCGCTGCGGTGTCGGGCGTCACAAGTCAGTTTCAACCCAATCGCGCACGGCGGTCGTGACCAGTTCCCCGTCCTTCAAAAACCGCTCGGGTTCCATCGACCAGTAGCGGCGGGCACGGCCGTTCACGAACACCCGGCCCAGGTAGGTGAATCCCATGTCAGACAGCAGCTTGTTCAGCTTGCGGGTCTGCGGCACTTCCACGTCCTGCATGTTGTAGAGGGCTTCGGCCAGGTCGGTCGAACTCAACAGCGTGCGGGACAGGTCGAACCGCATCGACGTTTCCAAGACGGCCTCGATCGCCTCCTGTTCCTCGGATTTAGCCAGCATTGCCATGTACCCCTTTGCGCGGCTATCGGGGGCGCGGTTGCCGGCCGAGAAGTCCGGGCCAAACTCGTGATCGAGCAGCCAGCCCCGGATCGCTCCCGCCGATTCCTCGACGGCCCGATATAGGTCTTCGTAGTAGGTCGGGTTGCCCCGCTTGAACGCGGCGAGCGCCGCCTTGGTCTGGAACCGGGAGAACAGCACGAAGTAGCGGCTGTCGTTCTCGGTCAGCGGCAGAGCGTCCCGGTAGTTGGTCGCCAGGATGTAGGACGACATGTTCGGGATGTTGTAGGGATCGACGCCCTTGCGGTGAATCTCGATTACGTCGTTGGTGATCAGCGGCTTGATCTGGTTCAGCACGTCATAGCGGTTGTGACCGTGCAGCCGGATTTCCTCGACGAACACGACCTGCTGTCCTTCGGCCCAGCCGTTGAAGTCGCCCTGGACGGTCTTGGCGTTCAGCATGCGCACGTTCTCGGCGCCGAGCACCGCGCCCAGCAGCACACCGAAGAAGGTCTTGCCGTCGCCCTCGGTGCCTTGCAGCAGCACCGCCCAGCCAGGACGCCGGCCGGGGTTCTGGACGATGTAGGCGATGTAGTCGAGGAAGATGCGGGCCTCGCGCTCGTCGGGGAACAGGTGCGTAATGTGATCGCGGACGGTGCGGATGTTCCGCTTGTCGGCCTTGGACAAGTCGTCGGGCACTTCGGGCACGTTGCGATCCGTGTAGGTGTTCGCGTACTGCACCCCGTTCATGGTGAAGACTTCATCCAGGCCCGGCATGTAGCGCCTGGCCGCGAGCGTGGGCACCTGGTGGATGTTGAGCGCGACGTGCGCCGGCAAGCGCTCCGGCTGGGCACGGCCTTCTAGCACGTCCTTCTTGGTCAGCATGAAGCGCGAGAAGGCCGAGTTGAACGCGGTCTGCGTGATCAGTTCGCCCGTGCGCGTGTTGAAGAACTTGTCCTCGCCCTTGAGGTACATCCAGTCGGTCAGCCAGCGTGGCGTGTCCTTCAGTTCCGGGTTCTCGTAGCGCACCATGTCGCGAGCGACACGCAGCCCGAGGGTCTGGTTTGTGATGACCTTGAAGCGGTCCCGCAGCAGCCCGACGATCTGTTCCCGCGTCGGCGCGTCGATCTCGGTCTGCTTGACCTTTTCCGCCACGGCCTTCAGGTCGGCCATGTTGCGGGCGGCGCTCAACTCGCGGTTCAGTTCGGCAACCGTCTCGGTCGCCACCTTCTCGGCGTGCTCGTTGGCGAGCTTGATGATCAGGCGGGCCGTGATCGGCGCCCGGCCTTTGTTGTTGATCGACAGCTTGCCGCGCTTCCACTTCTCGTCGATCTCGTCGGCGTCGTAGTCGTCCGGGTAGGCCAGTTCCGACCACTCGTGCCAGAGTTCCAGGCCGCGTTCACCACCGTCGTACTGGTGATAGAGCGCCATGCCGATCTGAAGCCAACTATCGTAGTCGGGCTGCGCTGGCACCATCAGCAGCTTCGCGTGCAGTTCCTCGTCGCTGATGTCGGCCTGGCGGGTATCTTCCAGGAACACGTCGCGGCCACGGCTCGCGGACGATGCGACTCTGGTAGAGGGCAGCGAGGACTTCCGCTTTTTTTCGGTCCAGCCGCGATCCTGCGCCTGCTGTTCGAACTCGTTGATGATGGCGTTGGCCTGTTCGACGGTGAGCGTGGGCAGTTCGTCATGCGGCGTGACGTGGGGGCCGTCCTTGTACAGCCATTCGAACTGTTTACCAGTGTCAGGGTGGATATGGAACGCGACGAACTGCTGGCCGTCGCCCAGGATTTCGACCGCGTGCTCGCGCCCCTGGTCGTCGATGTAGACGGTGGACTTCAGCTTCGTGAACGGCTCGTCGGTGCGGAACATCAGCAGACGCTTCGGCGCCTGGCCGACGCGCACGGGCGCCATGGCAATGTGGTCATGGACCCATTCTTCCATGTACAGCGCGAGTTCTTCGTCGCGGATGTCGATGTCCACGGCAGGCGTGTTGGCCGCGACCAGCCCGAGGCCGCAATTTCCGTAGCCCTTGTCCAGCCAGCGTTGCAGCAGATCGTGGTCCGCACGCATGCGCTCCCAGCCCTTGAAAGGCGGGCGCTTGGCCCCCTGCATGATGGGGATGATGTCGTAACCTGCGTCGATAAGGGGGGCACCGTAGCGTGCCAGAAACCCTTGCGGTTTGGCGGAATTCATTGACCCTCCGGTGTAAGCCATGGCCTCGCGGCCGAATTGCCCGGTGGGGCCTTCACAGTTCGCCGTACACTTCAGGGTTCAGCACCGCTCGCGGGATCACGCCCGAGCCGATGGTTTGCTCGATCGCCTTGATGATGTTGACCGGGATTCCGCTGTCCATCGTCCCCTGCGCCAGCATCGCGTTGAGCGAATTGCGGTGCAGTCCGATTCGATGGGACAACGTGGTGATCGAGCCTTCCGGCGTGGCGAGAACGGCGGCCAGGCGCAGCAGGAACTTCGCACGAGCACGGGCCTGGTTCTTTTTCGGTAGGCGTTCGATCCAAGCCGGAAATGCGATGTTTATTCCTTCCATTTGATTTTCCTTGATCAAGTTTTACTTTGTCTGACCCGCGTATATTAGCGCACATCCAGTATTCGCGTTCCGTTGTTACAATTTAGTCTGTGAATCGCTTGACGTTCAACAACAATATGTTGTCTAATCCCCTTAACGGTTGTGAGGCAACCGTTTCTGACCAACTTCCCAACGGAGAAATCATGAGCCTGGAACAAGCGATCAAAGAGAACACCGAAGCCGTCCGCGAACTGATCGCGGCGCTCGGCGCCAGCGGCGGCAAGGCCGGTAGCGGCGGCAAGGGTGGCGACGATGAAGGCGGCAAGAGCACCACGACCCGTTCGCGTCGTTCGTCGAACAAGGGTGGCGACGACGACGGCGGCAGCAAGGCCAGCAAGTACACGGTCGAGCAGGTCAAGGCGGCGGCCGTGAAGGTGAAGGACGAACTCGGCACCAAGGCCGCCAAGCAACTGATCAAGGATCACGGCGCCGACGAACTCGCGGCCCTGAAGCCGGAAGCCTACGAGGACTTCATCAACGCCTGCGAGAAGGCGCTGAACGCTGAAGACGGCAACGACGACGACAGCGACAGCCTGTAAGGGTACCGTGACTGGCTACCGGGCTTCGGCCCGGTGCCGTCAGGCGGACCCGTTGCCGTGTCTCCGACGCTGCGCCTCCCCCGCCGTGTCTCGATGGACATTCCCGCCCTACGTCGTCGATCGCAGACCACCGTGTGCGCTGCGTGGCAGCGGGTCCACCTGACGGCTGACCATCCTAAACCTCAGACCTTCCCATGTTCGAAGAACTTCTCCTGGCGTTCATAGCGCGGCACTACCGCGACGCGGCGCATTCGATCTTCAGCCCGTCCGGGTCGCACATGTGGATGACGTGCCCTGGCTCGCTGATCCCGAATCTGATCGCGCCCGACCAGGCTGGCTTTGAAGCGGCCGAGGGCACGGTCGCGCACAGCGTTCACGAGGAATGGCTGAAGACCGGCGAGCGGCCCGATCACATGCTGGGGAAGGTCGAGACGATCCGCGAGGGCCGTCAGGTTTTCCAGATCGAGATCGACCAGGCCATGTTCGATTTCGTCGAGGAATCCGTCGATCGCCTGATGTACCTGCCCGGCATCCAGCATGTCGAGCAGAAGGTCTACTTCTCGCGCCTGACGCCGATCCCGAAGCAGGGCGGCACCGCCGACTTCTTCTGCTGCCACCCGCGCAAGCTGGTGATCCGCGACTACAAGCACGGCAAGGGCGTGCAGGTCTACGCCGAGAACAACAGCCAGGCGATGCTTTACGCCCTGGGCGTTTTCTACAAGTGGGACTGGCTGTTCGACTTCCAGGAGATCGACATCGGCATTCATCAGCCGCGTCTCGATCACTTTGACTACTGGACCTGCGACCGAAAGACCCTTCTGAAATTCGCCCGCACCGTGAAGGATGCTGCCCGTGCCGCGTGGCGTCTCAACGCCCCCCTGGTCGCGTCGGAGAAGGGGTGCCGGTTCTGCAAGGTGAAGGCGTCGTGCCCGGCCTTCCTGAAGATGGCCGACGACATGACGGACCAGGTGTTCTCCGACCTGTACGAAGTCACTTCGGACGAAGTGGCGCCCGTGCTCGACGACCTGCGCATGGGCCTGTTCGAACCGAAGCTGGAACTGCCCGAGTTGCTGACGACCGCCGACATGGCGCGTCTGATCCCGTTCCGCAGCGCCTTCGAAAACTGGTTCTCCGCGATGGAAACCGAGCTTGAGCAACGTGCGCTCGACGGCGAGACGATCCCCGGTCGCAAGCTGGTCGAGGCCCGCAGCAACCGCGAGTTCGTGGATGAGCGCCAAGCCCTAGCTCGCTTGGCCGAAGCCGGTGTCCACTGGACCAAACTCTACTCGACGAAGATGGCATCGCCCGCCCAGGCCGAAGACCTGTTGCGCCTGGCCGGCATGAAGAAGTCGGAAGCGGTAAAATTCCTTGAAGGTGTCGTGCGCAAGCCGCCCGGCAAACCTGTCCTCGTACCGGAAGCCGATAAGCGGCCGGTCTACGTGTCGCCCGACGCGGGCGTGTTTGACGACCTGAAGGTCGATTCCAATCCGTGAAACCGTAACTCCATGAGGCCCTGAAATGGCAAAACTGTCCGTTGTGAAGCAAGTCAAGAACGCCACCCTCTACCAAGACGAGGGAGGCAACCCGTTCATCCGCATTGACGAAGTGCGGGCGTCGTACCCGTTCCTCGGCACGCCTTCGACTGACGAGAACGACAACGGCGATAAGCAGAAGAAGTGGCGCATCGTCCTGATGCTGCCGAAGAAGACGCACGTTGCGGCGAAAGACCTGGTTGTCGAAGTCATCCAGCGTCTGATGAAGGAAAACTCGTCGGTGCCCAAGGACCGCTGGTTCATCAAGAACGGCGACGAGTCCGACGACGAGAACATGCACGACCACTGGCTGATCTCCGCGTCGGACGGCAAGTACCGCCCGAAGTGCCGCGACGTGAACGGCCAGGTGATGGACGACATCGACGAGATCGACGGCACCTTCTACGGCGGCTGCTGGGTGCATGGCCTGATCCGCCCGTGGTTCTTCGACGGCAAGTCCAAGAACTCCAAAAAGCCGCTTCCGAAGCGCGTCTGCGCCGGCATCAGTTCGGTCGTGTTCCACGAGGACGACAAGCCGTTCGGCTCGGGCCGCATCGACGATGACGACGTGTGGGGCAACGACGACGGCATGGGTGACGACGACGATCGTTCCAGCCGCCGCAGCCGCCGCGACCGCGATGACGATGACGATGACGATGATCGTTCCAGCCGTCGCAGCCGTCGCAATCGTGATGACGACGATGACGACGACGACGCCGCCGGCCTCTGATTAGCCGCCACCGACCCCCGCCTGGCAGCGGGTTTGGCCCGGCCTGCGCCGGGCCTTTTTTCTCGGGAGCGACATGGACTATCTGAAACCGCGACGCACCGCCGTCTGCGATACCGAATGCTATCTCGACTACTGGCTGTTGATGCTTCGCGACACCGAGAGCAATCGGCGGCGCTATTTCGAGATGTACCCCGGTCACGACCTGGACCGCGACGGCATCCGCGATCTTCTGCGCCGCTGGCGGGTCGTGACGTTCAACGGGAACAACTACGACATCCCCATGATCACGCTCGCCCTGGCCGGTGCCAGTTGCGGCGAACTCAAGCGTGCGAGCGACAGCATCATCCTGGCCGACGTGAAGTCCTGGGAGTTCTACGAGTACCACGAGATCAAGCCACCGACCTACCTGGATCACATCGACCTGATCGAAGTCGCTCCTGGTGATGCCAGTCTGAAAATCTACGGCGGCCGGCTGCATAGCCAGCGCATGCAGGACTTGCCGATCGAGCCGGATGCCCGGATCGAGCCGCACGAGCGGCCCATCATCGTCAACTATTGCGGCAACGACCTTCAGACCACGATCGACCTGTACCGCGAACTGCGCGAGCAGGTCGAGCTTCGTGCGTCGATGAGCAACCAGTACAAGATCGACCTGCGTTCCAAGTCGGATGCGCAGATCGCGGAAGCGGTCATCAAGCACGAAGTCGAGAAGATGACCGGCCGGCGCCTGAAGAAGCCGGACCTGGAACGCCCTGGCCGGTTCTACTACCAGCCGCCCGAATTCGTGCGCTTCCGAACCGACAACATGCGCCGGGTGCTGAACCAGGTTTGCAGCATCCCGCTCATCATCGGTCGCAACGGCCGAGTCCAGAAGACCGACGACTTCGACGATCTGGAATTCACCATCGGCTCGTCGCGCTACAAGATGGGCATCGGCGGCCTGCACTCGCAGGAAACGAGGCGCTCGCTGTACACCGATGACGATCACATTCTGATCGACCGCGACGTGGCGAGCTACTACCCGGCGCTGATCATCAATAACAACCTGATCCCGCCCGCGATCGGGCCGAAGTTCCAGACCGTCTACCGCGACATCCGCGCCCGCCGCCTGGCCGCGAAACGGGCGAAGCAGAAGGCGATTGCCGAGACGCTGAAGATTGTCCTGAACGGCACCTTCGGCAAGCTGGGCCAGCCGTACTCGCTGTTCTACGCGCCGCGTCAGATGATCACCGTGACCCTGACCGGGCAGCTTTCCTTGCTGATGGCGATCGAGCGCCTTGAGATGCGCGACATCAGCGTGATCTCGGCCAACACCGATGGTTTCACGTCGCTGGTGCCCCGCGAGAAGATCGGCCTGTTCGACGCCACGCTGTTCGATTGGGAGTGCGACACGAACTTCGAAACCGAGGAAGTGCGCTACCGCTCCATGCACTCGCGTTCGGTGAACGCCTACATCGCCATTCCCTTCAAATGGGACGACGAGAAAAAGTGCTGGGACGAAGGCCAGATCGACAAGCCCAAGCGCAAGGAAATCTACGCCGCGTCCGGCCCCGGCCTGCCGGCGTCCATGGGCTTGAAGAAGAACCCCACAACCGAAATCTGCACCGATGCCGTGATCGAGTATCTGTGCAACGGCACGCCGGTCGAACAGACGATCAAGCGGTGCAGCGACCTGCGCCCGTTCCTCGCGATCCGTCAGGTGCGTGGTGGCGGCATGAAGGGCGACACCTATCTCGGCAAGGCCGTGCGCTGGTACTACGCCGAGGGCGAGCGCGGCGCCATCACCTACAAGACATCGGGCAACTCGGTTCCGAAAAGCGAGGGCGCCAAGCCCTGCATGGACCTGCCTGACGAGTTCCCGGACGACATCGACTACCAGTGGTACATCGACGAGTCCTACGCGATCCTGAAAGACCTGGGGGTCAAGTTCATTGACCCGCACTATGCCGGCCGCTCGGGCATCAAGCACGCCCGCCTGCCGGACCAGAAAAGCATCCACCTGGTCGATATGAGCAACGGCACCGCGCTCTGCGGCAAGGCGCCCCCAGGCCCGCGTGTCCGCTGGATCGAGTACGACAACCTGCCTGACGGGCATCGACTTTGCGCCAAGTGCCGGCGCGAGGACCAACTATGAACAAGAGAGAGAGAGAGGTGGCAATCTTCCTGTGCGACCTGACGGGTATCATGGCTCGGCCTTGGGTTGAGGGCGGTTACGACGTGATCTTGGTCGATCCGCAGCATCCCGAAGGCATCCACACCGAGGGGCAGATCACGAAGGTCGGACACGTCATTGACCACGTTGCGACGTGGAACTTGCTTCGCGCAGTCATCAAGGGACGCGAAGTCGTGTTCGTGGCCGGCTTTCCGGTCTGCACCGATCTCGCTGTGAGCGGAACGTCACGCTGGGAGGAAAAGCGCCAACGCGACGTGCATTTCCAAGCGAAGGCGATGCAACTCGTTCACGAGTGCCGCGTCATCGGGGAACTGTCTGGTGCACCGTGGATGTTTGAGAATCCGGTGAGCGCGATCAGCAGCATCTATCGCAAGCCCGACTACACGTTCAATCCTTACGAGTATGGTGGCTACCTGCCGGCGAACGACAACCACCCGTTCTACCCCGAGTATTTCCCGCCGCGTGATGCCTACGGCAAGAAGACCTGCCTGTGGACTGGCGGTGGGTTCCGCATGCCAAAGCCGAAGCCTGTCCCATTGGCCGAGGACCAGCTTGAAGGTCAGGGCCAGTCGAAGGCTCATAACAAGCTGGGCGGTAAATCCGAGAAGACGAAGAACATTCGCAGCGCTACGCCGCGTGGGTTCGCGGTCGCCGTCTACAAGGCGAACGGTGAACTATGAACGACTTCGACGACTTCAAAGCCGATCCGATCCTTGAACGCGAAGTCGAAAGGCCGGCGAAGCAATTTGCCGAGCAGCAGGGTTGGTGGTGCTGCAAGTTCGTCTCACCAGGTCTGCGCGGCGTCCCCGACGACGTGTTCATTCGCGCCGGTCGCGTGCTTTGGGTGGAGTTCAAGCGGCCCGGTAAAGACCTGCGACCGCAGCAGGCCAAGCGCGTGCGCGAGATGCGTGCGCACGGTGCCGAAGTCCATGTAATCGACAATCTCGCTGACGCTTATGCTTTGTTTAGATGACTACCTGCGCGAGAAGTTCGCCCTGGTCGAGCGCACCCGCGCCGATCTGCACGACTACCAGTCGAATATCGCGGTTCCGTTCCTGATCGCGAACCCGTTCAGCGCCCTGTTCGTGGACCTGGGCCTGGGCAAGAGCGTCATCACCCTTACGGCCATTGCCGATCTGCTGAACTCGATCTCGTTCGAACGTGCCTTGGTGATCGGCCCGCTTCGGGTGGTGAACCAGACATGGCCTGACGAAATCCCGAAATGGGAGCACACGGCGCCGCTGACTTGGGCGCTGATCCGCGACGAGGAACTTCAGGAGGTAGTGCGCCAAGCCGGCCGCATCGCCCGCGCCCCCATCGTGGCTGAGGCCCGCGAGGAAGCGGTGCGCCGTGGCTTCGACCCCGATCTCGATCCGGTCAGCACGCGCCAGGTCGTAAATGAGTTCATCAAGCTGCGGCGCGATGAGATCGAGATCGCCCGCAGGAAGGCCGCTCGCGTCGAGATTCGCAAGGCGACGATGCGCAACCCCGCAACGATCCATCTGATCAACCGCGAGCAGGTCGAGTTCCTGGTCGATGCCTGGGGCCGAGCCTGGCCGTATGACGTTGTGATCATCGACGAGTCCAGTTCGCTGAAGGACTACCGGACGGCGCGTTTCAAAGCGCTTCGCCGCGTGCGGCCGATGATCAAGCGACTTCACGAACTGACCGCCACGCCGGCTTCCGAGGGCGACAAAGGCTACGAGGGCCTGTTCGCGCAGATTTACCTATTGGACGAGGGTAAGCGCCTGGGTAGGAACATCACGACCTACCGCGAGCGGTATTTCAGTCGGGGCTATGACGGCTACTCGTGGAAATTGCGCCCAGGCGCCGACGAGGAAATCGCCGCCAAGATCAGCGACATCTGCCTGACGCTGAAGAAGGAGGACTACCTGAAAGACCTGAAAGAGCCGGTGTTCAACCCGCGATACGTCTCGCTGACGACCGAGGAAGCCCGGCTCTACAAGTCACTTGAGCGCGACTTCCTAATGGAGTTGCCGGACGGAACCGAGATCGAGGCCGAAAGCGCCGCTGCGCTGTCGAGCAAGCTGCTTCAACTGACTTCGGGTGCGGTCTACGACGAAAAGAAGCAGGTTCACCACATTCACAACCACAAGATCGACGAGCTTCACCAGATCGTCGAGGAATCGCGTGGCGAGCCGTTGCTGGTGGCCTACTGGTTCCAGACTTCGCTCAAGCGGTTGAAAGAGGCGTTCCCCAAGGCCGTGGTCATGGACCCGAAGGGCAACGCGATCGCGCCTTGGAACAAGCGGAAAATCCCGATGCTGCTTGTGCACCCCCAGGGGGCGGGACATGGGTTGAACCTACAGCATGGCGGCCATCACCTTGTTTTCTTTGACATACCCTGGTCGCTGGAACTGTACTTACAGACGATCGGCCGACTCGACCGCCAAGGTCAATCGCACGCGGTCATCTTGCATCACATAATCGTGAAGGGAACGATCGAGGAACAGGTCATCCAGTGCCTGCGGGAGAAGCGGGACGCCCAAGAGATGCTGTTTCGATACCTGAAAGCCTTGCGTGGAAAGCTGCCCAGGAGTGACACCAAAATGTTGTGAAGTGGGCCTAAATGGAGTCTAATGCGATTCGATCTTGCTTTTCGTGGCAACATTGTGTTGTTTGCCCTCCAAATTGTTGTTTGAAGGGTGTACGCAATATGGTCAGGAAGAAGGCTGCGGGGACCGAGGGGTTCGTCAGGAGATTTATTCAAGCCTGCGACGACGTTCCTCACATCATCCCGGCGCACGGCGAAGGTCGTCAGATCGAACTCGCAAAGAAGATGGGCATGTCCCAAGAGGGCGTGCGCAAGTGGTTCGCTGGTGAAGCGATGCCTCGCAGAGACGCGATGCGGCGCTTAGCCCAATTGCTGGAAGTTGAGGAACCTTGGTTGGCGCTGGGGATAACTCCTGAAGTCACCGAGGCCGAGAAGAAGGTCAATACGAGAAACGTGGAAGGTGCAGTATTACTGGTCATGGGATTGATGATGTTGGCAGGGGGTCAGTGTGCACAGCCGGGTGAGAAAGACCCGAATCGCCACTTTGTGGACTTCTATGCGATCCTGCACGGCATCCAATTCGCCATGCACGTAAGTCTGGCCCGGCGACTGTCGGAAGGACATTACGCAATTCAAGTGCCCCGTGAGTTCGACCGGGTGAGTATTGTTGGTGTGATTCCGGTCGGAAAGGGGCGGTTTGAGTTTATCGACATGGTGGCGAACGCCGTGAATGAGCACAAGTCTCGCAAGGGCGGCGCGTATACCATCAGTGTGAACAGGATAGATGGGCGGTATGTGACCGGCGCAACGACCTGGAACCGCATCAGGAATTTTGAGGAACTGGCATGAGCGACGAAGTGACTTGGGTAGCTCTGAAGGACGTGCATAAGCAGTACGGTTATACCTCGCTGGAAGCGGCCCGCAACGCAGTTGCGGCCTCCCGCTTCCCCGTGCCGACGTTCAAACTCAATCGCATGATCGCGATCGACAAGGCGGTGCATGAGGCGTTCTTCCAACGACACAGGGAGCAGGGTTTGTCTGCCTTGAAAAACAACACAATGGTGTCAGGACAACAAGCCGGGAGCGATGATGCGAAAACCTAAAGAGATCGGCCTGGGCGCAAAGCTGAATGACGCCGAATCTCGCGCCATCTTGTACGAGGGATGCAGCCTTTCGCAACTGGCCGTCATATTTGATCTGGACAACCGCGAGATCGCCCGGAAAATCCACGGCCTGGCCCCCTGCGGCGAGCGCATGGGGTATCCCATCTACAAGCTGTCCGAGGCCGCCGCGTACCTGGTGCCGCCCAATAAGCGCGACATCGCGGACGCCATCAAGCGGATGAGTCCGAAGGACTTGCCCCCGGCGCTGACGAAGGAATTTTGGGCCGGGCAGCACGCCCGCTTGAAGTTCGAAGAAGACCAGGGCGACCTGTGGCGCACCGCCGACGTGATCGAGACGTTGAGCGAAGTCTTCAAGACCATGCGCATGTCGATCCTGCTGATGCGCGATCAGGTCGAGCGTCAGGACGAACTCACCGATCGCCAGCGCGACATCATCCAATCCCTGATCGACGGCGTGCTCAACGAGCTTGCCGATTCACTGACGAAGCGATTCCAGCATGATCACCGACGACCTGAAAGCGAGCGATGGGCAGACCCCGACGAAGCGGAAGACGAAGACGAACCGCTTTAGTTCGCTCGGGCAGATCGTATGCTCACTGGCCGAAGTCATCCGGCCGCCCGAGCGCATGACGGTTTCCGAAGCGGCCGAGAAATACATCCGCCTGAACAACCCCGGAGCCTATATCGGCCCCTACCTCAATTCCATGGCCTGGTACATGGTCGAGCCGACAGATGCGCTCGCGGCTCGCGACAAGGATGCCGTGGTGTTCGTCGGCCCCGCGCAGTCGGGCAAGACGCAAAGCCTCATTTTGAATTGGGTCGGCTACACGGTGAAAGTCGATCCGATGGACATGATCATCTACTCCCCGACGAAGGGGGCGGCTCGCGACTTTTCGATGCGCCGTATCGACCGCCTGCACCGCGACAGCAAGGACGTGGGCGCCCATCTGCTGAAGAAGCGCGACGCCGACAACAAGTTCGACAAACTCTACGACAGCGGCATCATGCTTACGCTGTCGCACCCGTCCGTGACCGAGTTCGCCGGCCGCCCGATTCCGCGTGTGGCGCTGACTGACTACGACCGCATGGACGACGACATCGGCGGCGACGGCTCGGCGTTCGACCTAGCGAGCAAGCGGACCACGACCTTCGGTTCGTTCGCGATGACCCTGGCCGAGTCGTCCCCGTCGAAGCCGATCACCGACCCGAAGCATATCCCGGCAACGAAGCACGAGGCGCCCCCGGCGACCGGCATCCTGGCCCTCTACAACCGGGGTGATCGGCGCCGCCGCTACTGGCCGTGCCCGCATTGCAGCGAATACTTCGAAGCCCGCTTCACAATGCTGGAATGGGACGACGCGCCCAACAAGGTCGATGCGGCCGAGACGGTGCGGCTGGTGTGCCCGCATTGCTCGGGCAAGATCAAGCCCGTGCAGCGCAACGAGATGGACATGTGGGGTATCTGGCTCAAGGACGGCCAGTGGATCGACAGCCGAGGCCGCGTGTGCGGTCCTGACCCGCGCTCGTCGATCGCGTCGTTCTGGCTGAACGGCGTGGCCGCCGCCTTCATCTCGTGGAAGAAGCTGGTGATCAACTACCTCACGGCCGAGGAAGAATACCAACGCACCGGCAGCGAGGAATCACTGAAGAAGTTCTACAACAACGACCTGGGCGAGCCGTATCTGCCGAAGGCCCTGGACAGCGAACGCCTGCCGGAAGTGCTGAAGGCCCGCGCCGAGCCGCTGCCGGTCGAACCGCTCGGGGATCGTGCGGACACCGACGACATGGTGCTGCGCCACGTCCAGGGCGACCGCGACGCCTTCATTCCGTTGGTGCCGGCCGGCGTGCGCTTCCTGGTCGCCACGGTGGACGTGCAGAAGAACATGTTCGTCGTGCAGGTCTTCGGCATCACGCCCGGCGAGCCTTTCGACACGGTGCTCATCGACCGCTTCCATATCGTCAAATCCCGCCGCGTCGATCACACTGGCGAGCACCTTTGGGTGAAGCCCGGCGCCTACCTGGAAGATTGGGACCGGATCACCGAGGAAGTGCTGGAACGCTCCTATCCGCTTGCGGACGGGTCGGGCCGGCGCATGATGATCAAGATGACCGGCTGCGACAGTGGTGGCCGAGAAGGCGTGACGACGAACGCCTACAACTACTACCGCAAGCTGCGCAACGAGGGCCTGGGTGGGCGTTTCCACTTGGTCAAAGGCGATCCCACGCCGGCCGCGCCGCGCACGCGCATCAGCTACCCGGATTCGAACCGCCGCGACAAGTTCGCCGTCGCCCGAGGCGATGTGCCGGTGCTGATGATCGGCTCCAACACCATGAAGGACACCTTGGCCTACCGCCTGGAATGCGTCGTGCCCGGCAAGGGCATGTACCGCACCGCGAACTGGCTCCCCGATTTCGTCTACACCGAACTCTGCGTGGAAGTGCGGACGGCGAAGGGGTGGGAAAACCCTAATGACTCCCGGAACGAAGCCTGGGACTTGAGTTACTACGCCATCGGCCTGTGCGTCTCGGCCCTCCTGGGGATTGAGCAACTTAATTGGGACAACGCCCCCGGATGGGCGGCCGATTGGGACGAGAACACCCTTGTGACTGCGCCGAACAACAACAAACGGTTTGCGCAACAACAAAAAGGTGTTTATGATTTCGCACAATTGGCTGCTTCGCTGGCCTAACTGCGTCTCGGGAAACAACAAAATGGCGTGTCAACAACAGAAACTTGATGCCGCACGCGATGCCTACGACAAGCTGATGACGGGCAAGATGGCTCGCGTCGTCGTCGATCAGAACGGCGAGCGTGTCGAGTTCGTCGCTACGAATGCCTACCGCCTCGCCGCCTACATCAAGCAGCTTGAAGCCGAGTGCGCCGCTGGCAGTCGCGGGCCGCGTCCCGCATCCCCCTACGGCTTCATTTTCTAAAGCATGGACGCCGTTGCTACCCCCACCCGCCGAGTGAAGATCGCTCCCGTTGGCTCCGTCGAGCCGATGGCGATGGGTGGCGGCCTGCAAGGCGCCGAACGCACGTCCCGCGAGACGCTGGCCTGGAACCCGACGATGCGCTCGCCGGACCAGGTGATCAACTACGCGAAGCCGCTTGCCGACGCCCGTGGCAAGGACATGGTGCAGAACGACGGCTACGCCATGGGCGCCGTTAACGTCCACAAGGACAGCATCGTCGGGGCCACCTACCGGCTGAACGCGCAACCGAACTGGCGCGTGCTCGGGGCCGATGAGGGCTGGGCCGAGGAATTCCAGAAGGTCGTCGAGAACCGCTTCAACCTGCTGGCCGAGTCCGAGCACTGTTGGCTCGACGCTTCGGGCATGAACACGTTCACCAGCCTGATCCGCCTCGGCGTCGGCGGCTTCGTCTTCACGGGCGAAGTCCTCGCGACTGCGGAATGGCTGCGTGCGTCGAACCGCCCGTTGCGCACCGCGATCCAGCTAGTATCGCCCGACCGCCTGTCGAACCCGGACGGCCTGCCCGACACCCGCGAGTGGCGCCGGGGCGTGCGCAAGGACAGGTTCGGCAAGCCGGTCGATTACGCCTTCCGCAACGCCTATCCGACCGAGGACTACGACGACAAGTCGTACACCTGGAAGATCGTGCCGGCGTTCAAGCCGTGGGGCCGCCGCCAGGTCATCCACATCATCGAACAGCTTATGCCCGACCAGTCTCGCGGCATTGCCGAGATGGTGTCGGTCCTGAAGCAGATGCGGATGACCAAATCGTTCCAGGAAGTCACCCTTCAGAACGCGGTCATCAATGCGTCGTTCGCGGCGGCGATCGAGTCCGAACTGCCGCCCGATGTCGTCTACCAGAACCTCGGCGGCGCCGAGCCGGGCGCGTGGATCAACACGGTCGCGCAGTACATGGAGGCGTTGAACGCCTACCTGGGCGCCGCCAACAATATCAAGCTGGACGGGGCGAAGATTCCACACCTGTTCCCCGGCACGAAGCTGAACATGATGCCGATGGGCCAGCCTGGCGGCGTCGGCACGTCGTTCGAAGAATCCCTGCTGCGCAACATCGCTGCGGCCCTGGGCGTGTCCTACGAGGAATTCAGCCGGGACTATTCCAAGACCAGCTACTCGTCGGCCCGCACCAGCATGGTCAACACCTGGCGCTTCATGCAGTCGCGCAAGAAGGCCGTGGCCGACCGCATGGCGAGCGCGATCTACGCCCTGGTGCTGGAAGAAGAAATCAACGCCGGCAATGTGCCGCTGCCGCCCGGCAAGACCTTCGCGCACTTCTACGAGCCGCTGATGAAGGAAGCATACACGGCGTGCTCCTGGATCGGCGCCAGCCGTGGGCAGATCGACGAACTCAAGGAAACCCAGGCCGCGATCCTGCGCATCAAGTCGGGCCTGTCCACCTACGAGATCGAAGTCGCCAAGCTGGGTTCCGACTGGCGGGAAATCTTCGAACAGCGTGCTCGGGAGGAAGGGATCATCAAGGCCAAGGGCCTCGCCTTCTCCATGGATGCCCAGCGCGAAGGGAAGAAAGACCCGCAGAACACCTTGTCCGACGACCCCGACAGCGGGGCGCAGAACGACAAAGTTACTTCCGAGGACGACGAATGAACACGCCCACCCGCAAAGCGCGGCCGAACATCCGCGCCATCCTGGACGGCATGAACTTGCAGGCCGCGATGATCGCGCCGCACTACACCGGCCTGGTCGGTGCGCTGCAAGAGTTTGCCGACGCCGATTTCAGCCTGGAAGAAGCCGCATGGGAAATGCGGAAGAACGACCTGACGGCGGCCTACGGTTTCGGCCAGGCCAACGCCGACAAGCCGTTCGCCTTCGCCAACGGCGTTGCCATCATCCCGGTCCACGGCATTCTCGTGAACCGCTTCTCGTACTGCTGGGGCTTCGTCACCGGCTATAATTTCATCCGCTCGCAGCGGGCCGCCGCTGAAGCCGACGATGACGTGAAGCTGATCGTCTACGACTGCAACAGCTACGGCGGGATGGTGGCCGGCTGCTTCGAAACCGCCGACGCGATCTTCGAAGGCCGTTCCGAGAAGCCCAGCCTGGCCGTGGTCGATGCCGCGTCCTATTCGGCCTGCTACGCCATCGCCAGCGCCGCGAGCCGCGTGGTCGCCGTGTCCTCGGCCGGCGTCGGCAGCATCGGCGTCGTCGCGATGCACACGAACATCAGCTCGATGCTTGAGAGGTGGGGCATCGAGATCACGTTCATCCACGCGGGCGCTCACAAGGTGGATGGCCACCCCTACGCGGCGCTGCCGGATGACGTGAAGAAGAACATCCAGGCCAGCATCGACAAGAACTACGCCACGTTCGTCAACAGCGTGGCCCGCAATCGCAACCTTTCGGCTCAAGTCGTCAAGGACACCGAAGCCCGCACCTACGACGCGGACGACGCCCTGGCGCTTGGCCTCATCGACGCCGTGCAGACGCCCTCCCAGGCGGTTGCCGCGTACCTCGACGAGCTTTCCGGCTCGACTGACAACCAGGAGTTCGAAATGACCACTCAAAGCACCAAGCCGGGCGCGGAAAGCAAGGACAAGCCCGAAGTCGATCAGCAGGCGATTTCCGCTGCCGCTGCCGCCGCCGTCAAGGCTGATCGCGAGCGCATGTCCGCGATCATGTCCTGCGACGAAGCCAAGGGTAAGTCCACGCTGGCGAACCATCTGGCCCTGAAGACCGACATGTCGGTGGAACAGGCCAAGGCTGTGCTTGCCGCCGCTGCCCCCGAGCAGAAGCAGGAAGCCGCCAAGGCCGCCGACAACCCGTTCAACGCCGCCATGGATGCCACCAAACAGCCTGAAGTCGGCGCTGGCGGCGACGGCGGCCAGGGCGACGGCAACCAGTCCGTCGCGAGCCGCATTCTGGCCGCCCAGGAAGCCGTCACCGGCCGCAAGGCTGCGGCCTGATCCGGCGCGGTTCCCAGCAATCCCAATCCCAGGAGAACATCATGACTCCCTATCCGAACCAACTGGCCGGCAACGGCACTCACGGCGGATACACGCCGTTCCACCTGTTCGCGGGCGAGAAGGAAATCGTCACCGCGCAGCGTGGCGTTCCCGCCGACACCGCCTTCGAGCAGTTCGAAGTCGCGGCCGACGTGAACGGCGTCCTGGCGAAGTATACCGGCCAGGCCGACGTGACCCTCGTGGTCGTGGCCCAGCCGATCGCCGCGAGCGCGACGCCGCCCGCCCTGGCGCCGGTCTACGTGAGCGCCTTCTTCAATCACGAGGCGCTGGTTTGGCCCTCGGGCGTCGCAACCCTGGCCGCCCGCAAGGCTGCGTTCCAGGGCAGCGAAATCGAAGTGGGCGCCCTGCTGGGCAGCACCGAATACTGATCCGCACTTCCCCAGGAGAAAGGAAATGTCCTTCGAAATCTACAATACCGCCGACCTGCTGGAAGTGCTGCGCCGTCAGCGCGGAATTCAACAGTATTGGCTCACGTTCTTCCCGCGTGTCGTCACGTCCGACCGCGAGGAAATCATCTTCGACCAGGTGACGGAAGGCACCCGTGAACTGGCTCCGTTCGTGGCGCCCAACGTCCAGGGCCGTGTGCTGCGCAATCGCGGCTACACCACCAAGACGTTCAAGCCGGCTTACGTGAAGCCCAAGCACGTCGTCGATCCGTCGCAGGCGATCCCGCGCATGGCCGGCGAGTCGCTGGGCGGCGACATGACCCTGGCGCAACGTTACGACGCCCGCGTGGCCGAGAACCTGCGGCTGGAACGCCAACTGATCGAGAACCGCTGGGAGTGGATGGCCGCTCGTGCGGTGATCGACGGCAGCGTGGTCGTGACCGGCGAAGACTATCCGACCGTGACCGTGGACTTCGGCCGCGATCCGTCGCTGACGCACACCCTGACGGGCACCGCTCGCTGGGGCGAGGCCGACGCGAACCCGATCCGCGACATCGAAGACCTGCGCCGCCAGGTCCACGACCTGTCGAGCAGCACGATTTCGCGCCTGACCTTCGGCCTGAACGCCTGGGACTACTTCAGCCAGGACGATCGCGTTATGAAGCTGCTGGATACCCGCTATCGCGGCAGCGACACCGAGTACAACCGCGCCATCGCTGAAGGCCAGCCGATGGAATATCGCGGCCGTATCTCGGGCCAGAACGGCATGGGCACGCTGGAACTCTGGACCTACAGTCAGAAGTACCGCGACGAGGCCAACGCGCTGCAAGAGTTCCTGGACCCCGACCTGGTTGTGGGCAGCGGCCCCGGCCTGGAAGGCGTGCGCTGCTTCGGCGCCATCATGGACAAGCGGGCCGGCCTCAAGCCGCTGTCGATGTTCCCGAAGATGTGGGATTCCGAAGACCCTGCCGTCACCTACACGATGACGCAGAGCGCCCCGCTGATGGTCCCGGTCGAGCCGAACGCCAGCTTCACGCTGCGCGTCCGCTGATCCAGCCCAGCGACGAGACGGCCCGCTTCGGCGGGTCGTCGTCTCCCCAAATTCCCAAACCTCAAGGAGCGGATCATGCCGCAACGTCTCATCAAGGAAGCCATTCTGGTCGTGCGCAACGGCAAGCGCGTGAAGCCCGAGATCGGCAAGTCCTTCAATCTCACTGCCGACGAGATCGCGCAACTGGAAGCCGTTCGCCCCCAGGCCATCGCCAAGGTGAACGCCGTCGAGGAAGACCCGCAATCCCACACTGACGCCGGCAGCAACGGCAACCAGGGCGGCGGCGAAGGCGGCCAAGGCGGTGAGGACGGTCAGACCGAAGTGGACCTGGAAAAGCTGGACCGCGACCAACTGGCCGACATCGCGACCGAGATGGAAATCACGTTCGCCAAGAACGCGGGCAAGACCAAGCTGATCGAACTCATCCAGGCCGCTCGCGGCAAGGGCGACGGTCTGTAATCGAGGGCCGGCGCAGGCCGGTTGAGTGCAATGGCAGGATGGCGCGAACAGAAACGGGAGGCTCGGCGCATCGTGCATGACACGATGGCGCTCGACGACGTGCGGTATTTCCCCGAGGTCGGCGCAACGCCGGTCCCTGTTCGCGTCCGCCTCCACACGAAGTTCAACGCGATCGGTGACGATCGCAGCATGGGGTGGGCCGAGATCGAGGCCATCAAGCCCCGCATCATCTTCAGGATCGACGAACCCGGCAGCGTGCAGCCGGAACGCGGCGCCATCGTGCTCGTGCAGCCGGGCGAAGCCTACGAGATCGACAACACCCTGCCGGCCGACGACATCACCGTCACGGCCGAAGTCACGCGCATGACTGCGCGTCAGTACGAGCAAGCCGGCCTGCCCGCGATCGGGGGCACGCCGTGAAGATGTTCGAAGTCACTTTGGACGGCATCGACAACCTGCCGGACTTCGACGCGGCGCCCGAGAAGATCGCCCGCGTCGCCCGCATGGCGATCAACCGCACCGCCGAGCGTGCCCGCGCCCGTGGCGCCGCCGAGATCATGCGCCAGGTCGCCTTTCCGGCGAGCTACCTGCGCGGCGAGGACTCCCGCCTGTACATCAAGAAGCGGTCGGTCGGCACGAACCTGGAAGCCATCATCAGCGGTCGGGAGCGGCCCACCTCGCTCGCCCGCTTCGTCCGCGACAACGATCCCGCAGCGGCCCGCCGCCGTGGCGGCCTGAAGGTCCAGGTGAAGCCCGGCGAGGCTCGCTTCATGAAGGGCGCCTTCCTGGTCAAGCTGCGGGCCGGCAAAGAGAAGACCGACACGAAGTTCAACCTCGGTGTCGCCATCCGCCTGAAGAACGGCCAGCGCCCGCGCAACACCCGCGCTGCCGTGCAGTTGGATCGCGGCCTCTGGCTCCTTTACGGGCCGTCCGTGAACCAGGTCTTCCGTGCGGTTCGCGATGACATCTCCCCCGAAACCCGTGACTTCCTGGTGGCCGAGTTCGAACGGCTGCTGGGCGTGGAGGGCCTGTAATGGCACACACCGTCCCGTTCCGCCTGCGCGTGCTGCACGCGCTCACCGCCGTTCTGAAGACGATCACCAAGGCCAACGGCTACAATTACGACCTGGCCGAGTCCGTCTTCCGTGGCCGCCTGATGTACGGCGACAGCGACCCGATCCCGCTCGTGTCGGTCCTGGAAGCGCCGCTTCCCGACGAACCCGATTCCACTCCCGCCTCGGGCACGACCTGGAAAGGTCAGTGGCGCCTCATGATCCAGGGCTGGGTGGACGACGACAAGAAGAACCCGACCGACCCGGCGCACTACCTGCTGGCCGACGTGAAGAAGGCGCTTGCAGAAGAACGCAAGAAGATGATCCGGCCGGGGCAAGGGAACAACTTGCTCGGTATGGGTGGCCGCGTCACGGACCTAATAATCGGTGCCTGCGTCGTAAGACCAGCCGAAGAACAGGTCAACGAGTATGCCAACTTCTTGTTGTCAGTTTCGCTAGAAATAGCGGAAAATATGGCCGATCCCTACGAATAGACGGGTGAATCCACTTTCTTTGTTTAACCTTCCAGCGAGGAAATCATGGAACAGATGAACTACACCCTCGGTCGCGGGGAACTGTATTTCAACAAGTTCAAGCCGAACAGCCAGGTTGGCATCGGTGAACGTTACTTCGGCAACACGCCCGAAGTGAACACGAACGTCGAAAGCGAAAACCTCGACCACTTCAACAGCGATCGCGGCGTGCGCGAGAAGGACGCTTCGGTTGTCCTGCAAACCAACCGCACCGGCTCTTTCATCACCGACCACATCAGCCCCGAGAACATCGCCCTGTTCTACCTGGGTTCGGTGTCGGCGCTGACCGTGACCGCCGCGACGGGCGAGGAAGACGAGTTCGACGATGTGACGCCGGGGCTGTTCTATCAGCTTGGCGCCAGCCCCACGAACCCGACCGGCGCTCGCAACGTGTCCAATGTGGTCGTGACCGACGACGCCGCGACGCCCGCCACCTTCACGGCCGGCACCGACTACATGGTTAACCCGGAACTCGGCCGCATCGAAGTGCTGGTCGGCGGCGGCATCACCAAGGGCACGAACCTGAAAGTGACTTACGACGTGGCGGCTTCGACCCGCGAAGTCGTGATCTCGGGTTCGCAGGCCGTCGAAGGCTCGCTGCGCTACGTGTCGCAGAACCCCGTGGGCGAGCAGATCGACTACTTCTGGCCCTGGGTGAAGATCACCCCGAACGGCGACTTCGCGCTCAAGGGGGACGAGTGGCAGCAAATCCCCTTCAGCATCGAAATCCTGCGCCGCCAGGGCTACGAGGCCGTCTACGCCTCCAAGCGCCCGGCGCCGGTTACGCCGTAATCGGGGGCTTCGGCTATGGGCCTGAAAGACCTCAAACTCCCCACGGCCGAAGTGACGGTCCCGGACAGTGGTAGCTTCACTGTCCGGGGTTTGTCCTTCGTCGATCTGCGGACGCTGTTCACCAAGTATTCCGGCGAAGTGGCCGGCTTCTTCGACCTTCTCGTGCGAGGCAAGAATGAAGGCACTCTGGACATCGAAGGTGCTGCCGCTACGGCTGCGCATTTCATCCAGCAGGCGCCTGCACTCGCCGCTGAGGCCATCGCCCTCGCGACCGGCGAAGACGATGCGTTCGAAGCCGCGCTGGGACTTCCTTTCCCGGTTCAGGTCGAGGCGCTGAAGAAGATCGGCCTCCTGACTTTCGGGTCGGAGGGCACCGCAAAAAAGTTCCTAGCGACCGTCAACACCCTGATGAAAGGCCGAGCCGAGAACCCGAACGGCTGACCTTTCAGACCTGGCTTTGGGGTATCCGCCGCCAGGTCAGCCTTCTTCTCTCGGAAGGCCACGCGGATGCCCAGCATTACCCGATCGGGATGGTGTGGGACGAAGCCCGCCTCGCGGTTGAACGCCGCAACGGTGAGCACGCGACCAACGCTGTTCTGACTCAGTTGGCGGTCGTTTCCGTCCTGTCGAAAGACGGGCGGAAGGAATTCAAGAAAACCATTCGAAGGCTGAACGACAGTGGCTACCAAGGGTGATGTTGAACTCGTAATCAGGGCGCGAAACGAAGCGAGTAAATCGCTCGACAGCATCACCAAAGCCCTGTCCGATCTGGTCGGTCATCAAGACGACCTGAGCAAGTCGTCCGCCAAGGCGGGCGATGTGCTTGCCGGCTTCGCCAAGGTCGCCGCGACCGTCAGCGCAGCCTACGCCAAGATCGGTTCAGATTCCGACCGGGCTGCGGCATCGCTCGCCCGGCAGGAATCCGTTCTCAACGAAAACCGCGCTGTCTATCAGTCGCTCGTGTCGCAGATGGAGTCTGCGGCTCGGGTGCAAGAACGCCTGACGCAGAAGTCGAACGAACTGGCCGCTGCGCAGGAGAAAGTTCGCCGGGGGCAGACCCGGTACGGCCCGCCGACCCGCGACGTGGCCGAGCAGATGCAAAGCCTGGCCGCAGCCCAGCAGGACGCCCAGCGCGGCGCCTCGGCTGCCGCCGCCGCACAAGAGCAGTTGCAGCGCCAAATCGAGCGCACGGCCGCCACGGTCGCGACGCAGGAGAAGGCGTTTCAGCAGTCCTTCTACGCCTTGCAGGACATCACCGGCAACGCCGAGAAGGCCGCCGCCGCGCTCGACAAGGTGCGCGCTGCGCAGGAGCGTGCCGGCCAGGCCGCCGCCGAGGCCGCAGCGAAGCAGGACCAGTCCTCGCAGGCCATGGCCCGCCGTTCCGCGCTGGAACTGCGGCGGTCGTTGCAGGAGGCCGCGGCTGGTGCGCAAAGCGGCTGGCAGGCCGCGCAGCAAAGCATCCAGCAGATCGCGCAGACCATGGCCCAGGTCGGGCCGCCGACCCGCGAGCAGGCCGCCAACATGGCCGCCCTGTCGTCAGCCGCCCGTGCCAACAAGACGGCCTACAACGAGGCCCAGGTCGCTATCGAGCAGTTCACCCGCGTGTTGCGCACCCAGGGCAGCGACAGCGCCGCCGTGGCCGCCGCGCAGGAACGTGCTCGCGCAGCCCTGGCCGGCGTGCGCAACACCATGGTCGATGTCTCGTCGATCGCGCTGCGCACCGGGCAGGCTTTCAACAGCATGGGCGATGCCGGCCGGCGTGCGGCCACCGGCACGAGCGACCTGGACCGCAGCCTGCAAAGCCTGTTCGCCAACTCCCGGCGCTCGCTGTCGCTGTACCAGCGTTGGCGCGGCGAAGTGCTGTCGCTGGTAAGTTCCTATGTCGGCCTGATGGGCGCCATCAACGGCGTCAACCAGTCGATCCAGGCGTCCATGCAGATGCAGGCCGTCGAATCGCGCCTGAACGTCGTGACGGGTGGAGATTCCGCCAAGACCGCATCCGAACTGCAATGGGTGAAGGATGAGGCCGACCGTCTCGGTTTCAGCCTGACGACCCTGGCCGGCGAGTGGTCGAAGTTCGCCGTGTCGGCGCAGGCGTCGAACTTCAGCATGGAGGAAGCCCGAAAAATCTTCACGTCGGTGTCCGAAGCCGGCCGCGTGCTGAAGCTGGATTCGCAGCAGGTCGAACGCGCCTTCGTTGCCCTCACGCAGATGATGTCGAAGGGCACGATCCAGATGGAAGAACTTCGGCAGCAACTCGGTGAGCACATCCCCGGTGCCTTCGCGCTGATGGCGCAGGCGGTCGGCGTCTCGGGCGCCGAACTGACGAAGATGATGGAGCAGGGCCAGCTTACGTCGGACTACCTGCTGAAGTTTGCCGACGTGCTCGACGCCCGCTTCGGGCAGCAGCTTCCGAAGGCCCTGGAAATGACGCAGGCCGAGCTTGGCCGCTTCCAGACCGGCGTAACCCTGGCCCTGAACAAGATCGCGGACAGCGGCGTGCTGGAAGCCTTCACCGAGGCCCTGCGCGACCTGCAAGAGCGCCTGCGCAGCCCCGAGGCCGAAGTCTGGTTCGAACGCATCGGCGCGGCCGTGGGCGGCGTCATCCGGGCGCTCATGGCGCTGCTGGACAACCTCGACCTGATCATGACGGCCTTGGCCGCGCTCGGCGCTGCGAAGGGCGTGGCCTACATCATGTCGCTGACCAAGGCCATCGCCACCATGGTCACGGGCATCCGCACGGCGCAGACGGCCGCTGCCGGATTGAGCGTCGCTATGGCCGGCATCGGCGGCCCCATCGGCATCGCGATCGGCCTGCTGGCCGGCGCCTTCGCCTTCCTCGCCACGCGGGTGCGCGAGTCCGAAACGTCGATGATCTCGGCCAAGCGTGCGGTCGATGACATCACGCAGGCGTATCGCAACGGCGCCAAGTCCGCGAAGGATTGGGCCGACGCCATGAAGGGTCTGTCGAGCCTTCAGATTGACCGTGACCTGTCGAACCTGCGGAACAAGCTGAAGGACGACCTGGAAGACATCATCCAGCCGTTCGGTCGCGGCTACATGACCCGCGTGCGTAATTCGGACTCGCCGCTGAAGGCCGTGTTCGAAGAAATCCAGCAGCTTTCGGAACAGGCCCGCTCGGGCCAACTGCCGCTGTCCGAATTCAAGAAGCGCCTCGACGCCGTGGCCGAGGCCCACCCGCAGTTCAAGGAACTCGCCCTCCGCATGCAGGACTCGGCAGCCGAGGCGATCAAGAGCGAAGACGCCCTCATGCGCTTCGAAGCCTCGCTGCGCCTGATGCGCGGGCAGGCCACGCAGGCGGACAAGGAACTTCTCGGCGTCGCGGATGCAATCGACAAGACCGACGAGGCCGCCACCAACGGCGCTCGCGGCCTGGACAAGTACAACGAGGCGATGGAGCGCCTGGCGAAGCGCATCCCCGGCCTGAAGAAAGAGTTGGAGTTCCAGCAGAGCTTCAAGGCGATTCAGGAAGACCTACAGAAAGCCTTCGACGCGGCCGGCAACGACGAAGGGTTGAAGAAGGCCGCGATGGACCGCGCCAACGCCGCCATGGCCGCGCTGCGCGAGGGCTACGACGAGTCGCTGATCAAGGAATTCGCCAACACTCGCGGCGATGGCCTGCTGAAGTCGGTCAATCTGCTGAAGCATTTCGAATCCTTCCGCTCGACGCCGTATTGGGACGTGAACGCCTACCGTGTCGGCTACGGCTCCGACACCGTTACCCTCGACGACGGTTCGATCCGCAAGGTCACTCAGGGCATCACCGTCACGCAGCAGGACGCGCTTCGCGACCTGGTGCGCCGCATCGGTGAGTTCCAGGAGGGCATCAAGAACCAGATCGGCAGCGAACGCTTCAACGCCTTCTCGCCCGAGCAGCAGGCCGCGCTCACGTCGATCGCCTACAACTACGGCAGCTTGCCGCGTCGCATCCTGGATGCGGTCAAGACCGGAACGGCCGAGGAAATCGCCGCCGCCGTGCGCGGCCTGCGGGGCGACAACGGCGGCATCAACGCCGGCCGCCGCGACGCCGAGGCCGCGATCCTGGCGAACCCGAACGCCGCCCTGGCCGCGAACACCGCGAAGCAGGTCCAGGCCCAGGTCGATCAGACGCTGAAGGTCGTGACCGACCTGAACCGCCAGATCGCGCAGGCCAACCTCACCGACCGCGAGAAGTACATCCGCGACGCCTTGGAACGCGCCGGCATCGACAGCGTGGTCAAGGCCGTGCAGGGCATGCTTGAGGAAGGCAACATCGACCTCACGAAGCGCCCGCAGGTCCGCAACGCCGATGGCTCGGTGAGCACCGTGCGCTCGATCTCGGTGGAAGTGGACGGCAAGGTTGCGCTGATCCCGACCGTCAGTGACGACGGCAAGGTCATGTCCGACGAGCAGGCGGTCGCGCAGTTCCAGCGCACCGGCAAGCACCTGGGCATGTTCAGCACCGAGGAAGCCGCCGAGCAGTACGCCGAGGCGCTGCACAAGCAGCAGGAGAAGTTCTATTCCGAAGATGCGCAGCGCATCGCGCAGATCGCGGGCCAGGCTTTCGACCAGCAGGCCGGCGAGAAGGCCAAGGTCAAGATCAGCGAGTTGCAGTCGCAGCTTGCAGGCGGCCAGGCCGCCATCAGCCGCGAGGAATTCATCGCCAACGAGGCCCGCAAGGACGGCATCGACCTGCTGTCGGAACAGGGCCGCAAATACGCCGAACTGAAGGGTCAGCTTTTCGACCGCGAGCAGGCAGAGAAGCGCGTCAACGACCTGGTTGCGCTGCGCAAGGAACTGCAAGAACAGGTCGAGTTCAACCAGGGCCAAGGTAACTTCGAAGCCGCCGCCCGGCTGCAAACCGACCTGGACGGCGTGAACTCGCGCCTGAAGGAAGCCATCGCCAACGCGCTTCAGTTCTATCAGGCGATGGGCGGGCCGGGCGCCGACCTGGCAATCGCCAAGCTGAACAACCTGAACAACTCGCTGGTCACGAACGCCCGGATCACGCTCGACGCCAAGCAGATCAACCAGTCCTTCGCGCAGGGGGCCGCCAATGCCTTCGGCAAGGTGGGCGATGCGATCGGGGCCTGGATCGACGGCACCAAGACCGGCAAGGAAGCCCTGGAAGACATTCGCGACGCCTTCCTTCAGTTTGCCGCCGACTTCCTGAAGCAGATCGCGCAGATGATCTTCCAGCAGATCATCTTCAACATGGTCAGCGGCGCTCTCGGGGGTGCCTCGGGCGGCTCTGGCGGCCTCGGCGGCATGATCGCCGGCATGGTCCGTCACAATGGCGGTTTGGCCGATGGCACGGGCGTGCGCATGGTGTCGCCGTCCTGGTTCGACAACGCCGTGCGGTATCATACGGGCGGTATCGCCGGGCTGGCTCCGAACGAAGTCCCGGCGATCCTGGAACGGAACGAAGAAGTCCTGACCCGTGACGATCCGCGCCACGTCATGAACGGCGGCGGCCAGGCGAACGTGAAGATCATCAACGCGATCGACGCTGGCGATTTCGTCAGTCAGGGCCTCAACACCGAAGTCGGTCAGCAAGGCATTCTCAACTACATGAGCGCCAATTCCAGCGCCGTCAAAGGCGCCCTCGGGCTGGCGTGAGGGGTATCAAATGGCTCACGAAATTGGCACCGCCAGCGGCTTCGTCGATCTCGGCAACAAACTGGTCAACTTCTTGACGACGAACGCGGACCTGGTTGCTGCCGGACAGCAGTGGTCGGTGGTGTGGACCGGAAGCGGCCGCATGCCGACCTATCCCGAGGACATCGTTTTGCGCGGCCCCGGCCTGGCCGGATCGGACGACATCTACGTCGGTTTCCGCCGCATCCCTTTGCCGGGCAACGACCGCTACAATTGGGCCTTCCGTGGCATCGTCGGTCTGAACCAGGCCGCGCTCACCTACGAGCAGCACACGAACGTCTCGGATTTTGTGTGCATGCACTTCGGTGACTACGAGATGCCCTATTGGTTCATTGCCAACGGGCGGCGTTTCATCGTCATTGTGCGCGTGAGCAGCACGTATCAGGTGGGCTACGGCGGTTTCATCTTGCCGTATGCACCGCCGAACATCTGGTCCTATCCGCTCGTGGTGGGCGGCACCACGACCGACAGCGACCTGCGTTGGTCCGACGTATCCCAGGCCATGCACCACTTCGTGGACCCCGGTACGGGCGCCAACCTCAAGGCGTTCCGCTACGATAACCTGTGGGATCAGGCGCAGAATTGGAGCGGCACATACCGCGACCAAAGCGCCTTCACGGTGTCACCGTGGAACCCGTCGCACTGCCCCCTCGGCCTCGACGGCAACAGCAGCACTCGTGAGTACCGGCGCGGCTTCTTTCAGAAAATTCAGCGCACGCTCGACAATCGCTACGTGCTGACGCCCGCGACGCTGGTGCAGGAGACGCCCGCGCCGGCCCAACTTGGCGTGCTGGAAGGCGTCTTCCATGTGCCGGGTTTCAACCTGAGCGCCGAAACGATCCTCGACTACGACGGCGTGCAATACCTCTGCATCCCCGACATCAACCGACTCGGCAACGACTTCTTTGCCGCCTACGCCCTCAACGGTGACTGACATGGCCTACGCTTCCTACAACGTGTCCTCGACCCTGGAAGTTGTGCAGGCCATGGTCGATTTCGCGCAGAACCTCGCCGGGTGGACCGCGAGCATCGACGGCAGCACGGGCACCTTCACCGCGCCCGGCAAGAATCGCAGCTTCACGGCGCTGTCGTCGATCGTGACCCGTATCTCGTCGCCCTCTAGCCCCGCGATCTCCCTCAATCTGACGGGCACCGCTCCTGCCGGCTACCAGCAATCTCTCACGTACTTCACGGAAACCACGCACAGCGGCGTGACCGGGACGGTCGGGGGCAACCCTTCGAAGGTCGAAATGTTCGGTCGGGCCGGCCCCGTTCCGTTCCTCGTCGCCGCCGTGGAAACCCAGCCCGGTTCCTTCCGACACTTGTACATGGGCTATCTGGACCAACTCGCGCCCTTCGCCGGGGGCGAGATCATCAGCGGTTGTCACGAGGCTTCTTATTGGTCCTCCATGAACCCCGGCAACTACGCTGGCGCCGCAACCCCGTCCTTGTTCGAATATAACTACAGCGACACCAACTATGCCTCCAACGTGAGCGGGGGCATCAACATCGACGGGACTTTCGCGAAGTTCCGTCGCGACGGGCTTTTCGTGGAGGGCGGCCCCCGCCGTCGTTCCATGTTGTCGCCGCTGCGGGCGCCAAATGCGTTCAGCGGGTATTCGCCGTTGAACCCGATCAATCTCTACTACGGCACCGAGTCCGAAACGGAGAACTATTGGATTCCGATCGGTTCGCCGGCCGGTGTCCGTGCGCTGTCTATGCGCAACTTCTTCCCCGGCCAGGTCGTGACGCTGCCGGATGAATCGACTTGGCGAGTATATCCGCTCCGCAAGAAGGGTCCGAACACCAACACTACCGGCAACCCCGAGACTTCCGGCGAGTACGGCTTCGCCTTCCTGATGGACGACTGACATGGCGGACACGGCGCTGACCCTCGGCATGTCCCCGCTCGGGTTGTCCGAAAGCCTGACGCGATCCTATTACGACCGCAGCGACGCGCTTTGGCGGGTCAACCGTGTCACGCCCGGTCGTGACGCCTTTCCGGGCGCCATGACCCGTGTGATTCCAACGATCCCCGAGAAGCACACCGCCGCCTACATGGCGAAATCCTACTCGGATCATTTCTACAACAACATCTTCCTGATCCCGGCGCTGATCGACTTCGGCGCCGTGGTCGCGGACGTGACCCGGACGTTTTTCATCTGGAACGCCTACATGCGGCCGATCAACCTGCAAACGGTCACGGCTCGCGGCGCGGAAGGCATCATCCTGAACAACCCGACGCCACCGCCGTCGATCTACAAGCCTTTGCAGTTCACGCAGCTTGCGGTCACGGCACAGTTGAACGGGCCGCCCTCGATCAACGCCGAATTCGCGTTCCAGTTCGACGTGCGCACGGCCAGTCTCACCATGACCGGGCTTCGGGCTGAGATTTGGAACCTCCTGCCGAACTGGCAGTCCGGCTACAAGATTTCCTACGAGTACAAGACCGAGATCATCACCAGCCGCTCGGGCAACGAACAGCGCCGGGCGCTGCGTCAGACACCGCGCAAATGGCTGGAATTCTCGGTCCAGGCTGCGCACGACAAAGCCTGGCGCGTGCGGGCGATGATGGACTCGTGGCAGGACAAGGCGTTCATCGCCCCGGAACTCACCAAGTCGATCACGACGCCCTCCGGCGTGGCGCCGAACGCGCTGATCATGGTGGTGGACAGCGTGCCCGACTGGCTGCGGCCCGATGCGTTCCTGGTGCTGCGCGACGGCGAGCGCCAGGGCATGCGCATCGTCGAGTCGATCGACGGCAACGAAGTCACCTTCACGTCCGCTACGGCCGAAGCCTGGCCGGCCGGCTCGCTCGTGCATCCGGGGCTGTTCGGCCGCGTGCAGGAGGACCAGACCGTCAACAACCTGACCAGCAGCGTCAGCGAGTTCGGGTTCCGCTACAACGTGACGCCGGCCAGCGAAGGCGCGGTCAACCTCGGCACGCCCTACAGCGGCTACAACGGCACCGAAGTGTTCCCTAAGAAGCCGAATTGGGCCAACGCGCCTCGGGTCAACTTCCAGGCCGATGTCGAGAACCTGGACTACGGCCGGGGCGTCGCTGAGTTCCTGACGCTACGCGACTTCCGCCGTCGCGTGGTGCAGGCCACGTTCCTGTCGCGCAGCCGTGCCGAGGCCGTCGAGATCGAGCAGTTCTTCCATCGCATGAAGGGCCGTCGCGGCACCTTCTACATGCCGACCTATCAACCGGACATCGTGGCCGCCGAAGACCTGTCGGTGCTCAATCGGTTCATGACCGTGAGCGGCACGGACCTGCTGAAGTTCTACGAGTCCAGCCCGGTCTACCGGCACATGATCCTGCGGTTCCATGACGGTTCGCAGTTGATCAAGGCCGTGAACGCCATGGCCGGCCAGGGCGGCAACACCGTCATCGACACCGGCACGAACTGGCCGCGCAACATCGCGCTTTCCGAGATCATGATGATCTCCTGGTTGCCGCGCTGGCGCCTGGCCTCCGACATCCTGACGATCGAATGGCTGACCGATGAAGTCGCGCAGTACCAGATTTCGATCCAGACGCAGAAGGACATCGAGGTATGAGCTTCAACGACATCGAAAGCAGCGTCGATCGCGGCGAACCGATTGAACTCTACAAGTTCACCTACGGGGACCAGCCGGACCAGGTGTACGCCTACACGGACGGCGAGAACATGCGGCTCTGGTCGAACATCGAATTCCGCCCGGTCCCCATCAAGCGCACCGCGATCACGATCTCGGGCACGCTCGACAAGGCCGCCTTGACCGTCAACATGCCCGGCTCGGCCGAAGTGCCCGAGATGTTCCGCAGCTACGCGCCCTCGGCGGTCATCAACCTGGAAATCTATCAGGGGCACGCCAACGACCCGGCCGACGAATTCCTGATGTGCTGGTCAGGCCGCGTGCTCAATTGCCGCTGGGTGAACCGTGAAGCCGCTTTGACCTGCGAGCCGATCAGCACGTCGCTGAAGCGGCCGGGTCTGCGCCGGAACTACCAGTACGGTTGCCCGCACGTCCTGTACGACCCGACCTCGTGCCGAGCCAGTAAGACGGCGGCCACCGTGGAGGCGACTGTCCAGGCCATCGACGGCACCCTGGTCACGCTGTCGGTCGCCGGCAACGCCGACTATGCAGGTGGGATCGTCGAGTGGCGCCAGTCCAACGGCCGCCGCGAAGTTCGCACCGTGGTCCAGGTCGTCGGCGGGGCCTATCTGCTGTCCGGCGCCCCCATCGGCCTGATCGGCGGAATGAAGGTAAACTTGTCTCGCGGCTGCGATCACTCGCTGGCCGGATGCGCCAAGCACAACAACATCCCGAACTTCGGCGGTCAGCCCTGGATTCCGCTGAAGAACCCGTTGTCCAACACCAGCCCCTTCAAATGACATGAACTTTCTAATCGCATTCGTCGTGGCCCTGGTGCTTCAGGTCATCGCCTACCTGATCACTCCGAAGCCGAAGCAGCAGAAGACCGCGACCAAAGACCTTGAATACCCGACCGCCGAAGCCGGGCGCCCGATCCCGCGTGTGTGGGGGAAGATGACCATCAAGAGTTCGAACATCCTCTGGTACGGCGAGAAGGACATCTACAAGTACAAGGTGAAGGTATGAACGACGACTTCACCGTGACCATCGACGACGTGCGCGGTGCTGGACACTGCGTGCGAGGCGCCAAGCAATGGTTCGAAGGCTACGGCCTCGATTTCCGCGAGTTCCTGGATGCCGGCATGACCGCATCGACGCTGCTGGCGACCGGCGACGCCTACGCCATCCAGGTCGTCGAGCACGCACGCCGTCGCGTGGAGGCCGAGCATGGGCGGTAAATCCAAACCAAAGATGGAGGTAACAGAGTATCGGCTGTCGATCCATATGGGCATCGCGTGCAAGGTCGATAAGCTGCACGCGCTCTATTACGACGAGAAGAAGTTCTGGTCGGGCAACGTTACCGAGAACACCGTCCTGCGCATCAACCAGCCCAACCTTTTCGGCGGCCCGAAAGAGGAAGGCGGCCTGGCTGGGGACGTGCATGTCCTGATGGGCGCGGACGGCCAGGTCTTGTCGCCGTTCCTGGCAAGCAAGCTGACCGGCCAGCCGGGCGTGCCCGGCTTCCGTGGCATCACGTCGCTGTTCTTTACGGGGTTTGAAGGTAGCCGTCGCGGCTTCTACTGGACGGCGAACCAGCCCTACATCAAGACCATTTGGGCCACCGTGTCGTACAAGCCGGTCGGCCTCACCAGCAGCATCGCGGAATTCCCGGACGGCACGGTCAACCCCGCGCACGTCATCTATGAGGCCATGACCGACCCGCAGTTGGGCATGGGGGCGCCTGCGGGCCTGTTCGACATCGCAACCTGGAACGCGGGGGCGCAGACCCTTTGGAACGAGGGCCTGGGCGTAGCCTTGGCCTGGATCAACCAGAGTTCGGTCGAGCAGATCGTCAAAGACCTTCAGGAGCTTATCAACGGCTGGGTGTTCCAGCATCCCCGCACCGGGAAGTGGACGCTGAAGCTGATCCGCGACGACTACGACAAGGCCACGCTGCGCACCATCACGCCCAACGATGCGATCTTCTCCAACTTCCAGCGCAAGGGCCTGGGCGAAACGGTCAACGAGATCGTCGCCACCTGGACGAACCCCGAGAACGAACAGGAAGAAACGGTCACGGTCCACGACAACGGCAACCTGGCTGCGCAAGGCGCCATCGTGTCGGACAGCAAGAACTACTACGCGGTTCGCACGGCCGCGCTCGCGACGAAATTGGCCCAGCGTGACATCCGGGTCGCCAGCGCCCCGCTGTGCGCTTGTGACGCCGTTTTGAACCGCAAGTATTGGGACTTAGTGCCCGGCGACGTGGTGAAGGTGACGTGGCCGGACTACGGCTTGAACGAACTCGTGATGCGCGTGGGCAAGGTCGATTACGGCATGCCCGGCAACCAGGCGATCAAGGTCAACCTGGTCGAAGACGTGTTCGCCATCCCGGTCGGCTCCTACGTCACGCCGCCGTCCTCGGGTTGGACCGATCCTTCCGAGCCGCCCGCGCCGATCCCGGCCGTGTTGCAGCAGGTCGTGACCCTGCCGTCGTACTTCCTCGCGAACTTGATGGATGCGTCATCGCTGGAAGACCCTGAAGTGCGGGCCGGCGTGCTGGTAACGCAAACGGGTCAAGACACCTTTTCCTACAACCTGCTGTCCCTCATCGCCAATTCGGCCGGCACGCAGGAATGGACTTATATCGACCAGCTTCCCACGTTGGGATACGCGCCGCTTCCCGTGGCGCTTGTGCGCGAGGCAACAACGACAATCCCCGACCTCAACCCGATCTACGGCACGACCTACCCGAAGGTCGGTTCGTTCATCTGGATCGGCCGGCCGGAGAACTTCAACGAAGCGGCCGGCGAAGGCTCGTTCAGTCGTGCCGAGCTTTGCCTGATTACCGCATACGGTGCGCAGGGCTGGACGCTGATGCGCGGCGTGCTCGATACGCAGCCGCTCGACTGGCCGCAGGGCACGCCGTTCTGGATCATCGACCCGGACGTGACCATGGACGACACCGGCACGATCCGTTCAGCCGGCGAGACGGCCCGCTACAAGGCGCTGCCGCAGACCTCCCAGGGCGTGCTCGACGAGGCCCTGGCGCCGCAGTTCACCGGCACGCTGGTGGCGCGTCCGTACTTCCCGACCCGGCCTTCTAATGTCCGCATCAACGACATTTTGTGGGGTCCGACAACAGAATTGGCTGATGGTGTCTCGGCGCAATTCACCTGGTCGAACCGAAACCGGACCACCGAGACGAGCCAGATACTGGCCTGGACAGCAGCGTCGATCGCTCCCGAGAGCGGCCAGGAAACGGTCGTGGAACTTTTCATTGGCGCCCCGAAAACCGACAATTCTTACGTTGCACAGAAGGTGTCGGCCGGCTCGTCTGTTACCTTCACGGCCGCCGAACTTCTCGCGGCGAGCCTCGGGGGCGAACTGTCCTATTCGGTCTACAGCCGTCGATCCGGTGTGAACTCGTTCTCGCGGATCACGGGTAAGCTCAAGTATGCAGTACCGCCCCCGCTCGTGCAGGTCGCAGCGCTATCGGCCTCGGCACTCATAAAACCGACATCGCAGTCTGCGCCGGCCGCGATGGTGGCCCGTCTTTCGCCTTCTGCGCTGATCAAGCCGCGTCCTGGTGTCGCCAGGATTGCGAAGCTGTCGGCAAGCGCACTCATCAAGAAAACGTAGCCCTACAGGAGCTAACCATGGCCCTACTCGCCATCGACCCCTTCGACAATTTCGACAACATCACCAGCGTCACCGACGCTCAACTGTCGCAGATGTGGAAGGGTGCCTACACGGCAACCACGAACTTGCGGCCGGCGCTCGTTGAGGATACGGCAGGGGTAGGCCACCGCGTTCGTTTCCGCAGGAACAATCAAGCCAACAGCGCCTATTACGGAGGCTACAGCCTCCCTATCGGTAAGACCGTCACCACCAAGGCCGTGATCGGCGTTCTTGTCGGTTGCAGCAATGGAAGCGGGGGCGCGGTGGATAGCTACATCATGGGCTTCGAACGCAGCTTCAACCAGAACCCAGCGGTCACGACCGACGCATTGAGCGTCACTTCGGCGGGAGCGCTGAATTTCAATTCGCTGACCTCAGCCGATGGCGTGTTTCAACATGGATCGGAACAATACCTGACGATCGAACTCGATTTTGTCGCAGGGACGATTGCCGTCTACGTGGGCGATTCCGGCACGCCTGCACTCAGTGGCCCGATGACTTTGACCTCGTTGAGCTACATCACGTTCGGCTTCTTACGCGGCACCGGGCCGAATCTCGTGGAGCTTACCTGCGACCACATCTACGTTCTAGACGATGCGCCTGGTGGCCCGACTGAAAGGTTGGGCATCGTGGAAGTAAAGCGCCTCCCCTTGGTCGCGAGTGTCGAAAGCAACTTCACGCCGCAAGGTGGCGCTGCTTCCAACCTGGCGGCAGTGAACAAGACGACGCTGACGACCACGACCTATAACCAGTCCGGCCAGGTCAACGGCGTAGGGGACACTTTCACCGTGGACACGACCCTCATTGCCGATGCCGTCGAGGTGTATGGGATCGGGCTGAACACGTTGGCGCAGAAGGACAATTCGGGAGATCGAAATCAGGCCCTCATCGCAAAAAACGGCGGCGACAAGCTGGCAACGATCCGGCCGCTTGCAACATCCTGGATCGCAGAACAGGCCGTTTTCACCACGAACCCGGATGGCAGTTCGCTCACCGTTGCAGGCGTAGGGGCGGCGGCCTTCGGATACGAGGCCCGTGCGTAAAAGCAATACCGGGAAAGATGATTGTTTCTGATTATTTGTCATTTCTTCTGGCGCTACTGTAAAATCGGCATCTACGAGCTTTTCCTGCGGTGTTTTCAACAACATAATGGTGTTGAGATGCCGATTTGTACTGATCGGGCAACCTTCAGAGAGCGACCATGAGCGAACCCCAGGACAGCACGCAGTCAAACCGCAAATGGACCTTCGACAAGAGCCTGAACATTCCAACCATGCTCATGATCGCGGGCATGTCGGCCTCGGCGGTGCTGTACGTCGCCAAGGGGTGGACGGATCAAGACCGTCGCATCGACACCGTGGACCGCCGCGTCGATGCGGTGGAGACAAAAGCCCAAAACGCCATGGACGGACTGAAGCGGCTTGAAACGCTTCAGGCGGTCCAGGCGCAAAGCCAGGCCGAACTCGTTTCCGGTCTGCGGGCAGAGGTTCGCAGCGATCTCAAGGACATCAACGGCAAGCTGGACGCGCTGCTTCTCAACAGTGCCGGCCTGCGGCCTGAAACCAAAGGGTGGACCAAATGAGCAAGCAGCTTCCTCGCGGCATTCGCAACAACAACCCCGGCAATATCGAATGGGGTGATCCGTGGCAGGGCCTCTTGCCGCGTGACCAAGCGACCGACAAGCGGTTCGCGCAGTTCAAAGCCCCCGCGTGGGGCATTCGTGCTTTGGCACGCACGCTGATCACCTACTTCGACAAGCACCGCATCATCAGCGTGCGCGGTGCCATCACGCGCTGGGCGCCGCCTTCCGAGAACGACACCGAGGCGTACATCGCCCAGGTCGCCAAGGCTGTCGGCGTGAGCGCCAACGAGCCGGTCAACTTCCACCGCTACGAAGTGCTGTGCCCGATGGTCGAGGCCATCATCCGCCACGAGAACGGGGCTGGCCCGCTGAAGACGGCGAACACCTGGTACAGCGCCGCCATCATCGACGAGGGCCTGCGCCTGGCCGGCGTGGTGAAGCCTGGCAAGTCGGCGCTGCTGACGCCGGAAGGCGCTGCTGCCGGCGCCACAGTCGCGGCCGGTGGCACGGCGGCCACTATCGAGATCGTCAGCCAGATCGCGCCGGCCGTACAGCAGGTCCAGACCGTTTCCAACGCGACGGACGGCCTGCCGACGTGGCTGCGCGTCACGCTGGTCGTCCTCACGCTCGTGGTGGTCGGCGCGGGCGTGTATGCGCTCTGGTCGAAGCGCCGCGAACTGAAGGCAGTCGAGCCGTGAGCGCCTTGCTTGCGTCGCTGCTGAACCGCGTGAAGGGTTGGGCGGTCGCCGCCCTGGCCCTCATCGCCGCGATCGGCACGGCGTACACCATCGGCCGCAGCAAGGGTCGTCAGGCGGCCCAGGACGCCGCCGCAGCGTCCAAGGCCAAGTCCGACATGGCGGCCATGGATGACGCGCTGAAGGCGGTCAAGGAGCGCAACGATGTCGAAGATGAAATTGCTCGCCAGCCTGCCGGCACTTCTGCTGGCCGGCTCAAAGACAACTGGTCGCGAGATTAGGCAACGCGCTTCCATGTGTCCTTGGTCCTGACACGGAGGACAGTCGTCTCATGAACACCCATTTTTTTCGCAAGAACGCGGTGCGGAAGGTTCGATCTCCGAATACGGCGAACGTCCTTTTCTGTGAGTTTGGCGCTCCAAACCCCTTCGCCGTGTCGAAGTCTATCCCGCTCAACGGCATCTGCGATATTTTCCAAGGTTGTTCCGGCGATCAGATGTCGCGGATTTACGCATCCCCGGTTGTCGCAACTGTGCCGAATGACCAGATCGGCGGGCAGACTTCCTTTCGCAAGCCCGTAGGCAACACGATGGGCGAAGTCCTTCCGATTGCTACCTACGGCGAACGGAGAACCGCCGATAACCCCATATCCGTTCCCGGCGCTGGTCCCGAGCCACGGCCAGCAGTCGTCGGCTTCCCGACGTTCGACCAGGCTCCAAAACTTTTCAGCAAATGCGCTGCTGCGGGAAAACTCCCTAGCTCGATCTCGAATAGAATCGCCATAGCAACGTTGCGAGCAAAACTTGCGCTTTGCCGATCGCGGGGCCTCAAATATGCTTCCGCACTGCGTACATGTATTCAAACCCTTTCCTTGACGGCTACGGCCGTAATGATTTCAGGCTGTAGTATACTGCAAGCTGGTCCCGAGACTAAAATCGTCGATACCGCCTGCCGGTGGACGAAGCCCATCTACGTCAGCCGGGGCGACATTCTGACGGACGGCACGGCCGACCAGATCGAAGCCCACAACGAGACTGGCGCCAAGCGGTGCGGCTGGAAGCGCACCAGTCCCAAGAAGCCGTGACATCGGCCAACCTTCCTTTGGAGATCACCGTGAAGACCACTCCCCACCTGGGCCTGCAATACGGCGGCCTGACCTACGACGGCGGCCTGGAACTCATCGCCGGCAGAAACCTGGACAAGATCGAAGCCGAACTCGGGCGCCTGGCCGGCCTGGCGAGCATCCCGGCGCCGACCGGGTTTCAACGCGGCGCGTTCGTCAACGACGCCGGGCAGGAGCGTGCTGCACGCGACAACCTGCTGCTGATCCAGGCGAGCTTGAACGCCATTGCGGTCGCTGCGGGCGACACGGCTGACCCCATCGTGCTCGATACTAGCCTGGCCGCGACGGACGGCGGTAGCAGCGCCGCGATGGCCCGCAACCTGGTCGCGATCGACGCGGAATGTAGCGCCCTGGCCGACATCCTGGATGGTGGCGGCTCTGGCCCCGAGCCGGGCACTGGTGACTGGACGACCGGCGCCGGCTCGATCACGATCACGACCGGCCTGCGCGATGTCGCGGGTGATCCCCCTTACCAGGAGATCGGCTACAACCATCCGGGCCTGGGCCAAGACATGGGCAGCGCGGTCAATGCGGTCTACGGCAATGCCGTTCTGTTTACCTTGAAGGGCATGAAGCCCGAGGGCGGCGTCGAGAACATCGCCATTGTCTTCCTGGATATCACGACGGTCGAGCCGCCCGCGTTCATGGCGAACCGTAACGTGCGGCTGAAGATGGGCAGCACGATCATCTACGACGGCCCTCTGGACGGTCGCGGCGATCCTGCCGACTCGGTGTTTGCTGGCAAGCCGGGTACGGCGTCCATGCGCATGCCGGTCCCCTGGGGCGAGGGCGCTGCGCTGGTATTGGAAATCGATGCGCCGTAGCGGGCTATAATTAGCTTCGCATCCGTCGTGAGACGCTGCCGCCCACCCTCGGTGGGCGTTTTTATTCTCACGAGGATTCTATGCACACGCCGCCGTCCGTCAGCGAACTCTACGCTGAAGCCCACCGACTATATGCCTACGAGCCTGAAACCGGCTTGCTCCGATGGAAGGTCGATACGAAACGAGCACGCGCCGGGGATTGCGCTTGCCATGCCATCTCGGAAGGCTACCTCTACTGCCGAATTTTCGGCCGTCGCTATCGTGCGCATCGCGTCGTGTGGCTGATGCACCACGGCTACTTTCCGAAGGAAGTTGATCACCGAAATCGGAACCGGAAAGACAACCGGATCGGAAATCTGCGGGAGGCGACTAGGCCGCAGAACGCCGGCAATCGCGTGGATATGCTTCGGCCGAATGCGGGGGTCAAGAAGCGTAAAGACAGAAAGGGGGTTTTCATCGCGCAGATTTGCATCAACGGGAAGCGCCACTACCTCGGTCAGTTCGCAGATGAAGCCTCGGCTAATGCGGCCTACGTCAAGGCCAGTCGCGAAATGAGGGGTAATTTCTCACCCGTCTGAACGGTGGTGCTCGGGACTGGAATCGAACCAGCACGTCTTTCGACACACGGACCTGAACCGTGCGCGTCTACCATTTCCGCCACCCGAGCAGGGGTGTTTGCAGACTGTCTCAAAGCTACCTGCGACAATCTGCCGTACCAAATGTTACCAAGACAGCGGAAAAACCCAATGAAATCAAAGGGTTTTGGTGCCCAGGAGAAGACTGTTTGACAACCTGCTATTGTTGGCCTTCGTTGAAATCATTGAGTTTTTTCTGACGCAATTTCGCGCGTTTTCATTTGTCTTCGGGGGTGAGTGTACCAATTCGTACCATATGTGATACGGCTTAGCAGTGTCAGCAACCAAGCCGTAGAAAGGTCAACACATGGCAAGCTATCAGAAGCGAGGGTCGTCGTGGAGGGTCATCATTCGCCGCAGGGGAAAGACCCTGACGGCCACCTTCGACACCAAGGTCCAGGCCGAGGAATGGGCGACCAAGATCGAGGCGCAGATCATCGAGGGCGACACGCCCCAGGAGGCGGTCAAGGTCGTCAAGGCCAACTGCCAGCCCGCCGCCGAGCTATTCGAGCGCTACGCCGAGGAAGTCTCGCCTGGGAAGAAAGGCACGCGCTGGGAGCAAATTCGGCTGCGCATGCTGGCGAAGCGGTTCCCGCTGTTCCAGGAGCCGGCATCGTCGATCACCGGCCCGGACATGGCCGAGTGGCGTGATGAGCGCCTGAAGGAAGTCTCGGCGTCGTCGGTGAACCGGGAACTGAACCTGATCTCGGCCGTGTTCAAGCAGGCGATCCGCGAGTGGCGCCTGGGCATGACCGCGAACCCGGTGAACCTGATCTCGCGGCCGAAGAACCCGAAGTCGCGCACGCAGCGGGTGTCGCTGGCCGACCGGCAGAAGATCATCAAGAAGCTGGGCTGGGACGGCAAGAGCGTGCCGGAAACGTCGGAGCAGTGGGCGGCCTTCGCCTTCTACCTGGCGCTTGAGACGGCGATGCGTAAGGGCGAAATCCTGTCGCTCACCTGGTCGGACATCTTCTTCGAAGACCGCTACGCGCACCTGTCCGACACGAAGAATGGCGACGAGCGCGATGTTCCGCTGTCCACGGCCGCGCTGAACCTGCTGAAGATCATCACCAAGCGCCATCCATCCGCGCCTGTGGTGCCGCTCAAGTCGGGCAACCTGGACAAGCTGTTCCGCGAGGCACGGCGGGATGTCGGCCTATCCCATGTGAAGTTTCACGACGCCCGCCGCGAGGCCGCGACCATGATGGCACCAAAACTCAGCAACGTGCTGGAACTGTCGGCCATCACCGGCCACCGTTCGCTGAAGACGCTGATGATCTACTATCGCCCCAAGCCTGGCGACTTGGCCGCCAAGCTGGGATGATCAGGTAAAATGAAAGCCCGTCAGCGTTCCAGCGCTGAACGGGCTTTCCCCAAACCTTCATCCTTCACATGAAAGTATGGACCATCCCATTCTAACAGCCGAACGGCTGCGCTCGATTTTGAGCTATGACCCCACAACCGGGGTATTCACCTGGCGGCAACACCGTCGCCGCAGCGAAATCGGAAGGCCGGCCGGGTGCGAATCCAAGAAATCAGGATACATCCTTATCGGCATCGACGGCCGACTGTATTACGCCCATCGACTTGCATGGTTGTACGCGCACGGGGCCTGGCCCCTTGGCATCATTGATCACCGAGATACCAATAGGTCGAACAATCGAATCAGGAATTTGCGGGATACGTCGCGGTCGGTGAACCAGCAGAACATCCGCAAACCCCGATCGCACGGCACATCTGGCTATCTCGGTGTGACTTGGCACCGGCAGGTTGAAAAGTGGTTGGCCCAAATCCAGGTGAACGGTCGCAATCGCAGCCTGGGCCTATTCGATGATCCGGCTGAGGCCCATCAAGCCTACCTGAAGGCCAAGCGCGAGCACCACGCCGGCTGCACGATTTAGACCCCGTTGATGCGGGGCCGGCCACGGCGAACCTGGCCGGAAGTGCTGGTGTTCCCCTTCGCCCATTCCAGGACGGCGGAAGGCAACCAGCGGGGCCTCGACAGGCCCTCGACACGCGGCGGCAGCTTCTGCGGCTCTTGAGACACTAGGCGGGCAACCGTCGTCTCGCTGTAGCCCAGGAATTTCGACAGTTCACGCGCTGTCCAAAGCTGATCGTCAGACATGAAAAAGACCCTCTGTTAATCGAACCTGATTCTGGTTCTTCGACAGAGGGTCTAACAACAAAATGGTGTTGAGACAACTATCGAGGACGCGACTCGACGAGTTCCTTGAACACCATCCGCACGGCCCAGCGGGCGGACGCCCAGCGGCCGTATCCGAAGACACGCCGGCCGCCTTGGTAGTATTCCAGCAGCAGGCGGGCGACGGCTCCCGTGCCGCCCTTCACGCTTCCGCCCTTCACAGGCCCGCAGCCGGGTCGTCGGCCGCCTCCTGGTAGACCTCGGCGCCGACGCGGTGGAGCACCGTGGCCGCGAACCGCAGCAGCTTTTCATCGACCTCGGTGCCCACGGCAAACCCACACTTTTCGGCGTCAGCCAGCACGTCGGCGGCATCGACCTGGGGCGCGGTCGGCTCGGGCGTCGATTCCTGGGCCGTTTTCCCGGCCTTGGCGGGCTTCTTGGGCTTGTCCAGGTGCTTACCTGTCGCCTTCGCCTTTCCGGCCGCCTGGGCGCGATCTACGGCCGTCTTGAGGCGTTCGGTGGCCTTGGCGCCGTTCTTCTTCAGTTCGTCGATAGCCATGGTCGCGGAAATCTTGTCCGCGATCACCATGTCGCGAATCGCCTTGGGGGCGCCAGCCAGGGTCAGCAGGTCATCGACGTAAGCCTTGCCGGTCTTGAAGTTCAGGCGCTTGGCGATGGTTGCTTCGTCCATGCCCTGGCCGACCAGGCGCTTGACCATCAGGGCCTTTTCGTAGGTCGTGAACGGCCGACCCTCGTTCGACGTGACCAGGGCGACGATCAGGTCTTCCATGGTCGTGCCGTTGGGCTTGATAACGATGGGCACCTTCTCGACCTCGTGGCCCTCGTCGATCAACTCGCGCACGGCTTCGAAACGGGTGTGGCCCTCGGTGACGTAGATCACGTCCTCGCCGTCTTCCTTGGCGACATAGCCCGCGAGCGGCTTGTCCTGGTAGTAGCCGTTCTCTCGGATCGAGTTCTTCACGCCCGCCAGGTGTTCCAGGTAGGCCGGCGTGCGGATGCGGCCGTTGAAGCCCTCGATCACGCGCAGTTGCGACGGCGGCACGGTCCAGAGCGCGTGCGGGTTGGTGGCGCCGGCCGAGGCCATGGCCGCTTTGAGGTTGCCGCGTGCCAGATCGGGCACGAATTCGTCGGACGGGATTTCCAGCTTTGCCATGATGGCTCCTTGAGGGGGTGGTTAGTTGCCGCAATACGGGCAGTCGGGTCGGTCGGCGGCCGGTGCGGCTTCTGGACCGGCAGCAGCCGGGACGATCTTCGGAGAGAAGCGCCACTCGATGATGGAAGACCAATCGACATCGCCGGCCTTGGCTTGGACCGGACCACGCGAGCGACGGTCATCGCCGTAGCTGACTTCCACGAGCGTGGTCGGGGTGATCGTTGACGGCATTTTGTCGCCTGCGTGATTACGCCATTCCAGCGGGTTCCGCCGCGCCGCACGAACTTGGTCGTTGTGCTCACGGATGGCGGGGTACTTCGCTTCTTGCGCCGCGAGTTGATCTTCGAAAGACCCGAACATGCGTTCGACAGGATCGACCCACGGCTTTTTCAGATCAGCGGGCTCAATTCCGAGGTTGGTCGCGATCTTTTCAAGAGTTTCAGTCGCACTCGCGATGTTCTGATTAGTCTCGCGGCCGGAGTGCGGTTCGCCAAGTTGAACGCGATAGAAGCCGTTCGTCTTTTCTTCCGCATCCCGCTTGCGCAGGAAGATGATCATGCCGGCGATGTAGTTGATCGCGCCCAGCAGTTCGGCCACCTGGCGATCGAGCGTCGGCAGCTTCACACCCTCGGTGATCTTCTTGCACGCCTGGTAGCTCATGCCGTCCACGCTGCCGATCAGTTCGCTGATCTGCTGCATGCGCTGGCGTTCGAACGGCAGGTCGCCGCCCAGGTTGTGGCGCTCGGCGCCCTTGCCGTACTGCGCTTGGTTGAGCGCTTCGATGAGCACGCCGAGCAGCGACCGATAGCCGGGCACGACAGCGACATCGGCATGACCGGGGCGCGTGCCCACGGCGCAGGTTTTGGTCAGATTGCGTTGTTCTTCCAGCTTGGCGAGGTCGCCTTCGGCGTTCTGGCGTTCCTTGGTCGTGCGGAAGCCCAGCACCGACATCATGTCGGTTAGGCGCTCGGCGGTTACGCCGTAGATTTCGGCCTCATCGTCGAGAATGGCAAAGCCGTATTGCATCGCCATTTCCTGGGCAAAGCCCGAACGCTCGGGGTCTTCGTTGCGTCTCGCGGCGGCTACGCACTGCTGCACGGGAACTGCGATGTTCTTCGCCGCACCCGCGTCTCTGATCGCGTCGAGCACGCCGTCGAGACTGTTCTTCTGAACTTCGTCGATGGCGATACGTGCGGCAATGGCGGCGAGATCGACCCGGTGGCGGCGAATATCCGGGGGTAAATGCTTGCGGAGCATGTCGTGCTCGTACTTGGCGACGGCCGCTTCCGCGATCTGGTTGATGGTTTTCATTTCCTTTCCCTGAAGTGACTTCCGATCAGCGCTGGCCGAAGGGGGCGCCGTTGCGCAGGCCCACCGTGCCCTTGGCCGCTTTCTTGGCGAGCTTCGCGCCCGGAACGTCGGGCGTGTACAAGAGGCCCTTCTTGGCGCTCACGCGGCCGGGGCGGCGCCCGCCCTTGTGGCGGCTGGGGCGGTAGCCCTGGGCTTTCATACCGAAGGCGTTGCCGATGGCTGCGAGCAT